ATTAACTCATGTAAAAAGGTAACCTCTAATTGTTGGTTACCTTGAATTGATTTATCTAATTTAATTGTGCTATCCATATAATCACAGCATCCCAAAGCTTGAACTCCATTAATAATTATTGGATCTTCACCTACTGTGACATCATAATCTATACTTCCTACTCTAACTTTATCTGGTATTTTCATATATTCCTCTTTCTCCTACTCACTTACTGTAGGTGGTGGCATTATATCGCAGTGGCAGCGTGGGTGCATAGGTGGGCAATTTACTCCTACTTGAGCTTCTTCTATTTTAAAAATATGTCCTGCTAATTTCTTGCAATGAGGACAACAATCTTTATTAGGACATTCTAAATACTCATAAGTATCTAATCCAGCTTCTTTATATCTTTGTAAAGATGTTTGTACTTGAACATTAGCTGTTTCTGTATGTACTAACCTCATAGCACTATTGAAGTCTTTGTTCATTTCATCTGCTAATAGCCTTGCCATGTCCTGTAAGCTATCTCCCCTTATTAATCCCTTATTCAATATCTCTTTAAGTTTGATAGCTAACTTATCTCTCCTATTCCATATTCTCTCACTAAACATTAAGCCTGACCAATTAGTCTTTACTACTTCTTCTATTAACTGATCATTTACTTTATGGAATAAAGCGTCTAATTGAACTTCTAAAGCTTTCTTATCTTTTTCATCTACTTGTTTGCATAGTTCTTCTAGAGTATCTGTTAGAAGCCTTTCTTCTTTAGTAGCCATATTATTAAGTATTTCATTAATACTATTAATAGTACCTTCTAACTGTATCTTTTGCCATTCTTCTAATTCTCCTGTAGCTTGTAGGTAAGCTAATTCTTTTTTAATATCTCTGATAGCTTCTTTATAGTTCTTCTTTAGTTGCCTTTCTATTTTCTTAATATTCTTTTCTGTTAATAATTCCTTTATTGAAGCTCTTTTAATCCAGTATTCTCTATTGTTCATCATCTTCACCTTCTACTGGATCATCTTGTTGGTTGAATTGATAATCTGATAAAGATAATGCAGCTTCTTCTTTTTCCTTAGCTATTGCGTCTTTTTCTGCTTGTACGTCTTCTATAAAAGGTAATAAGCTTAGAACTGTATCTTCTGATACTATTCCATATAAGCTCTTAGCCATTGTAACAAGTTCTGATTCGTTTGTAGGTAAATTTCTAGTAAATACAGGCTTAATCTCTGTATAAGTATATAAACTATTAAGCTTGATATTTGTGACAGCTATAATAAGCTCTAACCTTCTTAATAGTCCCTTTTTAAACTTAGCTTCTTTAATACCAGTTATATTTTCCATTCCACTAAACTTATATTTAAGAGCTATTCCTGATAAGTTACCACTAAAGTTTTCATCTGTCATATCTACTACGTTAGCAAATTTATGAATATCTGCGTTTAATCTATTCTTGTAGTTTTCTAAAGCTGTATCGTTTATGTCTTTTAATAAATATTCTGCTTTGGATGTTGTATCTGCAAAATTTAATACTCTATTGTTTTTAAAATCAAGTGGTCCTGCTTCATCATCTGACATTACTACTCCTGATACTACTAATAAAGCATTAGTAAAGTATTCAAAATCGTTAGCTGTATCACTAGCAGCTTTGTCATAAGCGTCTATTAGAGTAATAACATTCTCAAAGTCTCCTATTCTGTTGTTATTATTTTCGTAATCTGCTACTGGAACATCTCCAAAGAATATTTGTTGTTCCTCTTTTAATATTAGCTTATCATCAGTGAAATCATAAGTTTTAATACTGTACTTATCATATAAAACTAATTCCTTTTTATTTTCTTCTTCTAGATCATATACTTTGTAATATCTAATAGCAAATTGGATTTTTTCTTCTAGAGTATTATCATATACAACTATCATTTCTTCTGTAGGTACTGACTTAAATCTTACTTGAGCATCTTCATCCATATAAACTATTTCGTATGCATAACCACATATAGACTGCTCTGTTGCAACTGTAGTATTTTCATCTGCTTCATCATTATACATGAATATATCATTTAATCTATCTAGTAGATCCTGATTTTCTGATTTATATGTAACTGGATTACCCATGAAATAACCAGTATAGCTGTTAGTTATATAAGCTGCATAATTGTGTGCTAATTTATTAGCTGGTTTATTTGGGTCTTCGTATTCTCTATTCATTATGTCGTTTTGATTCTTGTAGTATCTTTTCATTTTTCTTATACGAGAAGCTTCTGTTTGGTGCTTTTGATATAGATCAAATATAATTTCATTTGTAATTTCTTCAACAATTGGTAATTTAAATTTTCTCAAATTGTCACCTCCTAAATTCCATATTTATTTCTATCGAAGCTTGAGCTTCCTTGTTTGATTAACTCTAAGCTGTATCTAAGTGCATCCATCAAATGGTTGTAATCATCTACAGGCTTATTAATTATAGTTCCTTCTTTGTTATCCCATACATAGTTGTTAAGTTCAATAAGAGTATTCTCACACTTAGGGTGAACATATATCTTAAAGTCTTGTATAAATTGTATACCATTTAATATACTGTCTTTTCCTTTCTTAGCAGGTATTAATCTATGTATTCCATTTCTCCTTATGTCATCTATACTCTTAGGCTCAGCACTATCAGCTATGATTAATTCCTTTGAGTAGCCTTTGTACTTAATCATGTCAGCTATCATCTTGTTACTCATAGCCTTTTGATAATGTTCATCAAATATGTATATCTCTTTCCTTTTAGTATCTACTAATGAAGCTATAAAAGCTGATGGATCGTTAGTATATCCAAAGTCAAGTCCAAAAGCTGATTTAATATTAGGCCTTTGTCTTATCTCATTAATATCAAATTCTAGTTCCTGAAAGTTCTCGTAGATTAACCCTTCAGCTATACCCCATTCTCCTAGTCCTTCTATTCTGTATCGCCTTGGATTATTAATCTTCATTTTCTCGTATACTTTTAAGTCATCTTCACCTAACCATTCATTGCACATATAGTTAGTGGTTATTGCTAATATATCTTCATCTTCTACATCAAAGAACCTTTTCTTTAACCAGTGTTTCTCGGACCATGGATTGAATGTTAATGTTATTTGTTTGAAATATCCTTTAGGTAATTCCCCTCTTATAGACATATCAACTTTGTTAAAATCATCTTCATTTGTTACTTGGAAAGCTTCCTCATACCAACACCAACATAAAAATCCTTTTTCAACTGTGATAGAAGTAATACTTAAAGGATTATCTAACCCTCTGAATAATATCTTTTGGCCTGTAGGTAAGTAAGTAGCTTCTAATGGAGATTTACTAAACTTCCATAAATGATATACACCTAAGTTGTTAGCTGCCCATTTTAGCTGAGTATATGTAGAGTCTTTGTGAGTATTAAATATTCTTCTTATTACTAAAGTATTAGCTAAAGGATATTTCATCATATTATATATAATCCACATAGAAGTAGTTGTTGATTTCTTACTACCTCTTGAACCTTTTACAACTCTGTATCTTTTCTTACAATTCCAAAATTCTTTATATCCTTTACCTATCTTATTTGGCAGATTAATCTTCAAGTTCATCTTCACCTTCAAATATTACTACTTGATCTACATTTGCTTCTACCTTTTCAGTAAATAATCTATATCTTTTCCCTAAAAGTTCAGCAGCTTTTATCTTATCTTTAGCAGATAATTTTTTATCTACTTTTCTAACTTCTGATTGAAAATCTCCTGTATTAACTGTAACTACTACTTCTTCTCTTTCTTCATCTCTAATTACTTTTGTAAGATATTCTAAGACTTCTTCTGCTTTAGCTATCCTATTTGATTGTATTTCTTTTAGCTTATCATCAATATATTTTTTAACCTCAACATTACTCAACAATCTATTTCCTGCACTTTCTGCTGTTCTTTGTTTTGTAACATTAGGATAAGCTCGTTTATAACTTTCAGTAGCATTAAGTGTTTCTATATAATAATCACAAAATGCTTTTTGTTTTTCAGTTAGCACTTAATGCCACCTCCTTTATTTATTCTTCTGTATCTTTATCTTTAAAATATTCTTCAAAATCTTCATCAGTAAACATTGCAGCATTAAAATATAATAATCCATACCTAATATTTATGATTGGTATAAAGCACATTAACAAACATACTAAACTATCCTCATTAAATACTGCTGTTAATCCTAACTTTTTATAATACTTATTCAATCTTCTAAAATTTAAGATAAATGCTATTACTGCTGCAATAGTTGTTGCAAGATATATACTTTTAATAAGTTGTATCATTATTTCACCTTCTTTATTGGAAGTCCTCTATAATCAAACTCTTGTTTAAATCCAATGCTATTATATAATCCTCTTATTTCTCCGTTATCCCAATAGTTCCTCCACTCTTCATATATACCTCTGCTATCAATCTCTTTTACATATACGCATTTTCCATCTGGTGAATAATGTTTTTCTTTATGAAATATACCATTACCACACTCAAATATTTCTGTCTTTTTAATGTAATATCCACTGTCTAAATATATAGTATTGTAATAAGTTTCGATTTTAGATCACTCCTATTATTTACTCTTATTTATATATTTGATTTTGTCTTTGTTCTTCTTTACTTCTATTAACTCTTCTATCCTTTGGATATACTTTTCATCTGTGGAAATTCTAATATGGCTTGTAAGTAGATATAAATTAGATGTCTTAGGTGTTTTCTTTTTTATGCAGTTATCAATAATTGTTTTAGCCATGTTATAACCTTTTATATGTGTATGGCCATTTTTAAATGTTTTTTTAGTGTTATATAATATATAACCCACCCTATTTTTAGATTTAACTTTTAAAATTATATATTCATCTTTCTCAAATATCTTATTTGCACTATCTGCTTTATCAAAGTTAGGAATTTCTCGCATAATTTCTTCAAACTTCCATAGTTCTTTAGGTATATTTATTTCTTTATCTACTAATTCTTCAATTCCGTGCCATTTCTTTACTTTTGCCATATTAATCACCTATTTAAAATTTTTTATAAAATAAAAAGAGTGCATTAGCACTCTTATATTGAGGGTTATTATGAGTGAGAAAGCTGCCAGATTTGAACTGACACTAAGACACCTTCGCTTTCACAAGGAGGAGACTCGAGGAAGTCTCCTAAAAAATCAACTCAAAGAATTTATTTTTTTAACGAAAAATTTTGTAATAGAACGTAATAACTATTAAAATGTTTTAACTTGTTGTAAAGTCAATATTTTAATAACATATAGATTAAAATGCACATTAACTATTCTTAGCTAATTTTTAATTCAATTAAATGTTTTACATGGGTTACCAATCCATGGGTTTACTGTTTTCCTTCATGTACGAAAGTTTATAAGTCTATACTTTAATAAATATAATTTTGAAATGTTTTAATAAACATCACCGGCATAATGTTTATTTGTGCCGTTTTTCGGTACTGACCCGAATAAGTATCATCTTTATTTTAACTAGTATCAATAAATCATATTTACTTAGTGACCTCACAATCGGCATGTTATAGGTGGAGGTTGAGAAGAAGTCCTCCACCATTTACATTTATAAAGAGATGCATTTTTATTTAGTTAAATATCTATACTTATATATTACCAGCTTTTATAGTACACTTTAGTACCCTCATCTTATTTTTTCTAAAATTTTTCTATGTTTTTTATGTATTCCATTCCAACTATAATTTAAAATCACACATATTCTTTCCCATGTATGCCCATCTATATATTTTAATCTTATAATATTTCTATCTGTTGGATCATCTAAATTTTCAATTGCATTTTCTATTTGTATCTGTTGTTTTATTAATTTAAGTTCTTTTTCTCTATATATATTAATTAATTCTTCTATCTCTCCTAATAAAGCTCCAATTCTATCGTTATCACCATTGCTACCTTTAGGCATATCATTTATAATCATTGATTTAATACTTGTTTTCTTTTCTTCAAGATACATAAGCTTATCTTTTATTATTTCTATTTCTCTTTTATTTTCTATATAACTCTTTAGTTCTTCTTTAGTCATAATAACCCACCCCTCAATTATTCTTATTCTTTTACCCTTCTTATTATTCTTTTTATCTCACGATTATCTTCTACTAATAAATCTGTATCAGTAGTCATTTTAATATAGTTACTTAGTTTTTCAACTCTTCCACTTTCTATGCATAGTAAAACATTTAATTTGCATACATTTTCTTCATGCCTATTTATAACTTCTTCAAGCATATTTATTCTTTTCTTTAGTTCTTCATTTTCTACACTTAATTCTTTACTTGCCTTTTGTAGATACATAATATTCGCTTCTTTTTCAAATAGATCTTCTAATAAACACTTTTTATCTATTTCTAAATCTTCTATATTACTTTTTAATTTATTTATATAATCTCTATCATTTAGCATGAATATTCCCCCTTTCTAGCTCTTTTAAATTGTTCTTGATATATTAACTTATCAACTAATTGTGAAAGCTTTAGAGTGTCGTCAGTTAATCCATATCTCATATATAAACTACTCAATATATCTTTAAGTTCCTCTAACATATATCCACCTACTTTTCCTATTTACAAACATACTATTTATATATCTAAATACTCTTTAATTACGTCTATAGCTTCTATACTGCTATAGCATACTTTTACTTCATATCCTAATTTTAATAACCTCATAATCCATTTATTTTGATTTTGAGTGCATTTATTGTTACCCCATTTCATCTCAATAAATAATCCATGTTTATTTTTTCTTGGTATAGGAAGAAAAAGATCTGGTACACCACTTTTTACTCCTTGCTTTTTCAAATTAGCAGCTTCTATTTTATTCCTATATCCTCCATTTGGGCAATGATATATCATACTTAGTTCTGGATATTTATTTTTTTGCATCTCACACCAAGTAATCACCATTGCTTGTTCCTGTGCTTCTCTGCTTTTCATTTTTTAATATCTCCCTTATCTTATCTTGGTTAGATGTATCAAATAATCTTATAGCCATATTCTTTGCAGCTTTTGCACTACACCCAACTTTTTCTGCTATTTCTTCAAAGCTTCTTGATTTAAGTATCATATCTTTTAATATTTCTTTCTTTTCATCATTCCATCTTATAGGTTCTGCTTTTACTGGTCTTTGTCTAATATTCAATATTGCTATTCTTCTTTCAACTGCAAATTCAGTTCTAGACATTCTATTAGCTATTTCTGTTATAGTATATTGATATTGATCTAGTAAGAATATTAAATATCTATCATCTTCCTTTGTCCATGCAGATCTTACTTTCCTATGTCCTCTCAAAATATCAGCTTCTCTTTTGCTTTGCACCCAATGTGGTTCTTTACCTAAAGAGTTTGGTATAAATTTTGCAAAACTAAATACTTCTTGATTATTAAATGCCCATTTCCAAAACTCTTGAATATTTACTATTTTTATAGCTCTTTTTTCAACTCTTTTTCTTCTAACTGGAAAGTTATGATCCTCAATCCATTTGTTATTATATCCTTTACCATAGTAGCCTAACGTCTGCAATAACGTATTGAATGTAACATAATCTCCATTAAGTAAAAAACCTCCTAGTTGCATTTTAACTGCTTTTGTTCTAACAGCTTTAGGAGTTCTATTAAGTCTTTCTGCTATTGTACCAATTGATAGTTCTCCCCACTTTTCATCTAAGAACATCTCTTCTTGTTCAGTTCATGCTCTATTTTGTCCCATTTATCTCACTCCCCTACTTTCTAATTATTCTTATTTTTTGTTATTCTATTAGCCTTTTTCTTAAATTCTTCGTATTTTTCTTTTGATATTTCTTTCATAGGCTTCCCCTTTTCAAATTCATGGTAGAATCTATTTAATTCTACTTTTTCATCATCTGGAGTTATTAAATATAAGATTGCTTCAGTATCGAAATCGCCATTAGCGGAATCACTAAGAAAATCTTCAGTATATACTCTGTATCTCTTTGTTGATGGATAATATGGTAATGTTATAGGATATAGTTCATTTACAATTCTAGATATTGTTCCAGATGTGTACGTCCAGTTCGGATTGTTAATATTTATACCTATGACTCTATCTACATCCGCATACTCAACTCGTCCGTCTTTATAAACGTATTTAAATAGTGATGACATTCTATTACATTGATAGCTAACACAGTCATCGTCAGATATGTCTGTAATATCGTCCCATACATCAGGGGTATCATAAATTGGAGTAAGGGTTCTATGTTCTAATAGTCTCATTAATATCCCTTTTGTGAAACCTATACTCATACCGCTATGTCCATCTTCCATTAAACTGTTATAAGCTTTTAATGCGCTTTCATAACAAGCACACCCATAATCCCATTCTCCCTCTGGAGTTTTATTACCTTTTCTTTCTCTTTCACAAGCCAATCTAACTTCTCTTTCAGCCCAATTTTCCATCATACTCATAATTTTATTTCCTCCTATATTTTCTCCGCAAAGTTTACATACCACTATTTTCTGATTATTCTTATCTTTTGTCTCAATCCTCCTTCCCCGTCCCTAAGATTAAGATAACCATATCTATCACATACCGTTGACTGTCTTGGATCTATAGTAATTTCTTTTACTCCTTCGTTCTTAAACCTTAATAATTCTGTAAGTAAATCATCTATTCTCATAATTTCCCTCCTTATCAAAAGAATATATAACTACTTCATCTTTTGCCCTACCAGATATACAATTCCCACATTTGCACTGAGATGCTATACCGATACCTTTAACTTTTAAATAAAACATTGTGCCTCCCACATTTATCGCAACAATTTTCTTTTGCTCCGACTATCTTTTTCATTATCCCATCTCCCTATTTTATTTTCTTAATTATCAAACCTTTATATTTGATTTTGTCCGAATTATGATAGTGAAAGCATTGCTTAACACTCTTATAATTTAAGTCATACTCTTCACATGCTTTTTTAAGAGATTCAAAGTCTTCTTCTGTGCCTGCATACTTATTTATAATTTTTACTGGGATTCCATCTCTTTTTCTTTTATGTAACTGTAGATTTAAATTAAATTCCTCTAGCCATTTTTCATGATCCATTTGTGTACCGCATCCTAATTCTCTTAAATAATCTATCTGATCCATTCTTGCTTTTGCTTCTTCTTCATCATATAGTCCACTAAGGAAATATCTCATATCTTTTCTTTGCATTGGATCTAATATTGCTGCTGCTAGTGCTAAGTAATTTAAAAACGTATCATCTTCTGTTAGTGTTGGATCTAAATAGTCACGGTTTGTTTTAGATGTGCTATATGATTTGTGTACCATTTAAAATTCCCCCTTTAAAACAGTTCTATTTGTTAAGGAGGAATAAATCCTCCTGCTTTTACATAAACTATTATTATCAATCGACTATTGTTCACATAAATGCCTAAAATACTCAACCTTATCAGCAATGATAGGGTTATTTGGTTTTTCTAACATTTCCTGTTGCCAGACTTGTAGTAACATTTGTGGTTTAGTAACTAAATTCATTTTATAATCATCTCTAATTGCTTTTAAAAGATACCCTACCTTATTTTTTATATCTTTGTTATCAAAAGTAAGTATTAGTTTTTCCATTAAATAGTATATATCTTTATTAGTTTTTAAAAATTCATCTTTAATTGCATTAACATCTTTTTCATTCAAATAAGGAAAAAATGACTTAACTTTACCAACAACAATTTTCTCTATCTCTTGTTGTTGTTCTATCTCTTGCTCTATCTCTTGCTCTATCTCTTGCTCTTGTTCTATCTCTATCTCTTGCTCTATCTCTAGTGTAGTTTTGTCTAGACATTGCTCGGACATTTGTCCCAATTTCTTTTTATCATCTGCTATTCTTTTCCTATAATTCCTTTTTCTGTCAGCTTCTGTTGTACTTTTTCCAATAAAATTCTGTATATCCAGCATATAGATTGCTCCATTATCAAGTATTTCTATTAATCCCAAATCTAGGAAAATTTTAAGAGCTTTTTCTATAACTCCTATTGGAAATCTGGTAATATTTGCTAACATTTGGGAATTATAGGGTATTCTATCATTAAATAACAATTTACCTTCATTTTTTAGACTTCTAAGATAAAGTTTTAATAGTATATTTGAATACATATATCCATCTTGCATACTTTCTAATATTATCATTTCATCTCTATCATAGAAATTGTCTGCTAACTTTAGGTAATAATACTTTTTATTATCTGCCATTCATTTAACCTCATTTCTATTTGATAATAGTAGAAGGGAAAGTTATCCCTCCTACAATAAACTAACTTGTTCTTCTATATTACTTTCATCAGTTTCATTAACTTCTTCAAATTCTACTTCTTGTACTTCTTCATCTTCTACTACAACATTATCAGCTTTTGGATCATATTCTATTAATAGCTGTAACACTTCTTCTGCTTCTTCAAACTTAAGATGTTTCAAGTCATATCCATTGCTAGTGCAGAAATATTCTAATTTTTTTATATCCTTTGGATTATTAAAATCATATAATCCCTTTTGATTAGCCATTGCCATAATCTTATTCTTTTGTTTAGTAGTTGCCATTCCTACAACTATTTCTTTTTCTGGTAACTTTGTATCTATTCCCATTTCAGATGCATCATATAAGCCTTGAAGATCTTCTGGAAAAGCTTCTCTTAAAGCTGTAACCATAGCACACTTTCTAATCATTACACAAGGCATCTGTTTCCATGTACTTTGTCCTTTTGAATATTCTTCCATACTTACTGTTGATTTTATAGGGTACTTCATATTCTTAACATATACTTCACACCAACCACCTACTAATTTTTCATTTAACCCTTTTAAAGATCCTTCTCTTTCATGCAAATTTCCATCTTTATCAACTGTAACTATTCCAGCTCTCATTCCTTCAAATTTTGGATTTCTATAAGCTCTTTTTACAAATACATCTTTACCAACAACTATATTCGCAGGGCTATTCCCAAACTTAATTAAATAAGCTTCCCTTATAAAAGGGTTAAGCTTTTGAGCCTTACATAATTCTATGAACATCATAGTTTCTTGATCTGTAATATTTCCATTACCACTTACAAGATAATTCTTTACAGTTTCAGCATTTAATACTTGTCCACCTTCTAATGTATACGTTGCTAGTTGTAAAGCATTATTATTCATTTGTAACACTCTCCTTCATCTCTTGTTTTATAAAATCTTTATATGCTTGTATATAACCTAACTCATAATCATCTTTAGCAACATCTTTACTTATATCTATAAAAGTATCATAATAATTCTTTATATCTTCAACAGTTCTAATACTATCTTCTATTTCTCTAACTCCATCTTTATAACCATCTGCAAATTCTGAATATATATTGTATGGATTTAATAATTGAGCAAATAATTTTCTATTTTCATAATTTGGATTACTTCCATAAAAATTATCTGTAACTTTCATAATACACCTCTTTTGTGCTATAATATAATTAATCAAATTTTAAATTGCATACTTTTCCTAATTGACCCTATAAAGTAGGGTCTTTTTATATTTGTGCTTCTGCTCTATTTTGTCTATAGTCTGCTTCTGCTTCTGCTTCTATTTCAACTTCTTCCAAGCACATAGCATCTATTTCTTCTAATAATTCTTCTAAATCTTTTATAAATGTTAAAGTTGCTAATTCTTGAGATCTCCAATACTCATTGTCTTTTGCTTCAAACTTATCAAAAGTATTGAATACATCTTTATACTTCTTTTGTTCTGTATAAGCAAATTTTGCATAATTTTTTTTACACTTAATTAAATCTTTTATGTTATTTTTTATTTCTGTTGTTATCCAATCCATTTTGTTCCTCCTTATCTTCTAAAAGGTAAATTGTTTTTTCTATTTCATTTATAACCTTTTCAAGCTTTTTATTTTTTTCTTTTTCTGTTGCTGCAATCATTATCCAATAATCTCTAGAAGCTTTTAATAATTTAATATACCCTTCATAATTTTTGTATTCTTTCATATATATTCCTCCTATGTTACTTAATTTTTAAACATTTCTATAAAATCTTTAACCTTTATATTTGGTAACAATTTAGATAATATTTGCAAGTCCTTTAGAGTTATTATTATTTTCATTCTTTGTTACTCCTTTCTTGTATTCATACATAACTAAGTTGTAACAAGCATCTGCTATATCTTTAAATACCTTATTTTGTTCTTCTTTAGTTCTATTAGCAAAAGTTATTTTAACCTTTGCTATATCACTCTCATAATATCTATCCTCCATCATATCCCCCTAATAAAAAGTAAATTTGCCCTGCATCTCTAAAATGTTACTATTAATAATTAGACAATTTGTCTAAACTATCATTAAAAAAAATTTCATCTAAATCTGCTTCTGGATATGCTTTTTTAAATTTTTTTAAAAATTGATAGTTAGGCTTTCTTTGGCAAGATTCTATTTTGTAATATGAATCATAACCCATGTTTAACTCTTTAGCAAATTCAACTATACTTTTATTTTGTTTATGTCTAAAAGCTATTAGTTTATCCGTCATTTGTTTCACCTTCTTTCTTGTTTTACAAGTTTAGTATATTATACATTATGTCCAATTTCAATAATTTTTATACATTTTGTCTAAATATATTTTAAATTATACACTTTATGTTATAATTTTATATAAATTGTATAATAATATATGAGTTTTTTATGGTCATGGAGGGAATTATGGACACTGGAGATAAAATAATAAAACTGATGAATGATAAAAAAGTATCTAGAATAGAATTATCTAATACTCTTAACATAAACTATCAAACATTATGCAAATACCTGCAGAATAATAGATCAATACCTCAAGATATATTGATAAATATAGCTAATTTCTTTGATGTTACTATTGATTATTTATTGGATAGGAAAGAATCTATCATTGATAGTTCAAATAACAGTCATATTGAACTAGCAAAAGAAATACTTGCACTAAATGAAGAAGATAAAGAACTTGTAAAAAACTTAATAAAGAGTTTAAGTATGAGAAATAAAAAAGACAAATAGGTATTACACTATTTGTCTTAATTTTTTCACAAAATCAACTATTAAGTCATAAGCATATTTGTCATTTTTATATATTTCTTCTAATTGCTTTGCTAGTTCAATTATTTCTCTATTCCCCATAATAATCCCCCTAAAATTTATTATGTCTATCTATATTTAATTATAAATTAACTCATATAACTATCAGTTATATTTATATAAAAAATCTGACAATTTATTTGACATAAGGAGAATATTTGGCATGAATATAATAAGAAATATAAGGCTAAAGAAAAGAATTACTCAAAAGCAACTTGCAGATCTAATTGGAGTATCACAAGCCTATATAAGCAAAATAGAAAGCTGTGATTTTATAAATATATCACTTATTGAAATTATAAAGTTAAGTAAAGCTTTAGGAATAGATGAATTAGAAGTAGCAAAGTATTTCATAGATAAATACAATAACGGGGGACAAATATAAAATGAAAACTGCAATGTATTTAAGAAAATCAAGACAAGATGAAGAATTAGAAAAAAGAGAAAATACAGATACCCTTTCTAGACATAGAAAAACTTTATTAGAAGTTGCTAGAAAACATCACCTTGATATTATTGAAGTTAAAGAGGAAATTGTATCTGGTGGAAGTGTAGCAGATAGGCCTAAGATGCTTCAATTATTGAAAGAAGTTAAAAATAATATGTATGATGCTGTTTTATGTATGGATCTTGACCGTTTAGGTCGTGGAGGTATGCAAGATCAAGGTCTTATATTAGATACATTTAAGGAAAGTGATACTCTAATTATAACTCCAGATAAAACATATAACCTTAATAATGAGTTAGATGAAGAAATGACTGAGTTCAAAGCCTTCTTTGCTCGAAGAGAACTTAAAATGATAACTAAAAGGATGCAGCGTGGTAGAGTTAAGTCGGTAGAGGAAGGTAAATATATAGCTTCTACTGCTCCATATGGTTACAAGTTTGAGTTTGATAAAGAAGGTAAAAAGCATCTTGTAATAGATGAAGAAAAAGCTGCTATTGTTAGAAATATCTTTGATATGTATGTAAATGGTAATGGTGCTTATAAGATTAAAGTATGGTTAGATAGTATGGGTATTAAAACAAATAATGATAAACCTTTTAGTGAACAGGCTATAAGAAGGATCTTAAAAAATGAGCTATATAAAGGGTATGTATCTTGGAACAATTATAAAAGAAGAGGCACTAAAACTATAAAGCAACCTAATGAAAATATAATTATTGCAAAAGGAAACCATGAAGCAATTGTATCAGAAGAAATTTGGAATAAAGCATATCAAATAAGACAAAATAACCAGATAGTGCCAACTGGTAATAATAAAAATATGACTAATCCACTCTCTGGACTTGTTAAATGTGCTTGTTGTAATCATACCATGACTAATAAATCATCAACTTATAAAGATGAAGGAACTATACAATTTATGTGTTGTAAATTCTGCAATGAAAATCGTGGTGTTAAAAATTATGTATTAGAAAATACAATACTTGAACATCTAGAAGATATATTACAAGAATTTGAAAAACAAATATTATCAAACAAAATGGAAAGCAAAGAAAATGATAGAATTGTAAATTTAAAACATACTCTATCTTTATTAGAAAAAGAATCAATTGAACTAAATAAACAAAAGAATAATTTGCACGATCTACTGGAAAGAGGTGTATATGATATTGATACTTATTTAGAACGTACTCATATACTTTCTAAAAAGTCAGATCAAAATAAAGAAGCTATTGCTAATACATTAGAACTTATAGAAAAAGAAGAAAGTATTAATATAAATTATGATGAACTAGCTATAAGTATTAAAATGGTATTGGAAAACTATAGAAAAACTGATGATGTTAAATTGAAGAATTTTCTTTTGAAAAGTGTAATAGATGAAATTGTATATTTCAAAGAGAAAAATAAAAGAACTGCAAAGTTTGAAATAGATATAAAACTGAAAATATAACTGTTATCCCCATACAGATAATCAATTATCTGTACCATGATAACAGTAAGCAAATATATAGTAAAAATGGATATTAATATAATAAATGTTAAATTTATGTTAAAACATCAATGGACAAGCAATTTTTTCTTGTCCTATTTCATATAACTATATCAATAGTACATTAGATAAATGAAATGTTCTAAATTTTAATTTAGATATCTAGTGTACGATATATTGATGGTTATAGTTAATTAGAGGGAGTATATGCTTTTATGTATATACTCTCTTTTTATATAAATTTATATAATTTTTACATAAAAAATAGGCTACCTATGAAGGAAGCCTTGTGATAAAACTTGAATACCCTGTATCTTCATTTTTAATTAAACATAAAGCATTATATCTTTCTAATTCTGTTAAGTCAGTTTCTGTGTATCCGTCCTTTTCAAAGTAAGTAGATAATTCTTTAAATGCTTTTACATCACATCCTTGTAATAATAAATAACTAGATCCAGATGCTAATACACTATTTTTACATTTAGAAGTCAATTGATCTAAATAATGAAGTGCTAAAGTTGGAGTTAAATTAAACTTTCTACACTCTACTAATATATTTTGCATTAATAATTGTGAGTTGTAACTTTGGTGTATTTCATCATAGAATAGTTCTGTATGTGTACTGCTATCTATTTGTTTGCTTACCCATACTTTATTAAGAAAATAAGTTGCTATAACATTTCTTATCATTCTGCTTTTAAATGCATACTCTGGAATTTTAATAAGTATAACTTTATTCTCTTTTAATGCTTTAACAAAATCAATATTCTCATTAGCTTCTTTAGAAAAAGCTATCTTTGTATATAAATTAGTTTTAAGCCATGCAACCCTATCCAAAATACCATCAATTTTACTATCATAGTTAGTTACTTTATTCTTTTCTATTTTATCTAGATCTTTCAGATCTTCTATTTCTTCTGTCAATATATCTGGTATGTTTTCTATTATTGAAGCTCTTTTATCTGGATATTTTAAAATATTTATTATATCTTTAAAGCTACTATCTGGATTAATAAAATATGTTACTGTAGCAGCTGCATAAAAATACCTTAGCATTCTAGGAGTAAGTTTACTATTATCATCATTTATACTATCTAATAGAAGCTGCATCTGTTCTGCTTTCTGCATAGCTATATTAACTTTTAAATAATCATCTTTTGTTTCAATATTGAGTTCATTGAAATTAAATGATTGAACTTGCTTAGGATCATTAAAATTAATTTCTATCAGCTTTCCTTTAGGAACTAGTTTCTTTATATTATCTGATAACTGACATTTATCTATATAATCTATTACTACTAATCCTCTACTAGCTTTTATAATGTCTTTAGCCATATTTTGCATATAGTAAGATTTACCACTTCCCATACTACCTAATAATACTCTACCTAACCTTTTAATTTGTTCATCCATACTATAGAAGACTTCCTGCTTATTTTCTTTATTCTTAACTGTGCCTATTCTTATCTGACCATTTTCTAAACAACTTGGTGCTTTCAATTCAAGGACCTTATTATGCTCTATCATCTTAAATTGATTAATAACTTCTACAGATGGCATTGATATAAAATTACTATCTTCTTCAACTGTAGTTTTATTTATATTAACATGATTTATGATTGTCTTTTTTATATCTATATTTTTAGTAATTTCATTTATAATAAGTTCATTATTATCATTAATTACCTTAAAAGTGTTAGCAAAAGTGTTAGATAATTCGATTTCACGTTTTTTATTGCTTGATTTAGCTAAAATTATAGCCTGTGAGGTACATATAGCTTTCTCGCCTTTCCTTTTGGTACTAGAAGATATTTCATATTTTAAAGGATTAATTATAAGGCTACTATCTTGTGGAGTGCTTAGAATGCAATTTAAAAGGTCATTTATTCCTATAATAATATTTTTTAGTAAGATTATTGAATAATCTTTTAAATTTTTGTTTTTTTTAAGATTTTCTCCATTTTTAAATCTCTGAATTGCTTTTGGATAGGTATTTGATCTAAAATAATTAGATCCTTTTTCTGATGTAGGTATAAAATTATATAAAACTCCAGTAAACTCATTTTCTTCTAACATATTTACTATTGTCATATTTGCATTTAGAAGATCATTACTTCTTTTATCAACTGCAAGAGATAGACTATCATCAAATTTATAATGTAGATCGAACTTTGTGCAGCTATTAATATCAATTGGAATATTATCTACTTCTTTTATCTCTATGTTTTTCCATACTTCTTTAAATTTTATTTTGAATTGATTTAGATATGCTTTTGAAATTACAAAATAAAATTGCACTTTATTCTTTTGTATATGAATATAAAAACTTACTTTAGGCTTTTGTTCTATTATTATCTTTCTACCCTCTTGACGTATATATTTATATGTCTGTTGAAACATTTTATTTACAAGTAGTGGTATTTGTTCAGTATTATTGTTTTTGTTACTCTTTAGTGGAATTAACTTGATGTAGCAATATTCGGTTTTTCTATACTCAAACATTATAAAGCCCCCTTAATAATCTGCAATATTATATATATAACTGGACTTAGTGTTCCCCATTTTTTACCATTCTCCCATCCAAACATATATAATACTAAACTTATAAGCCCAAATACTAAAAGAAAATCATAACTAACTACTACAAAAGAATCAAAACATTCATAAATAGATTGTTTTATAAATTCACTTATATTAAACATATGCAACCCTCCTAAAACTTAAACATAGAAAATAACTTAGGATATATATTCAATACTATATAAAATATAAAATACTGTAATCCTGCTCCTGTAGCTTCTTTTAAGTTTGCTCCAGCTAACATATTTTCAATCATACTTTTAGTTCCCATACCTAAACAGCCATATTTCCCAAACATTAAGATCATATCTATAATTTCATTAGCTACTGGACCAAGTGCAGCGTTTGTAGTTACAGCTAATATAGGCTTAGGTATTGATACTGCTAACATAAAAACTAATTTAGCATACGCCTTTTTATTCCCTTTTAAATTACCTATAAACTTATCAACTAGTTCTACTTTACGTTTCATAATAGATCCCCCTTTAAATATACTCAATCTTCTTTACTAATTTCATTTAGCATTTCTTTTCTTAATACTTGTTTAATATAATTACTTTTCCCATAAATCTCAAATTTACCTTGCAACCAATCTAAAAGCATAGCATCATCTAATGTCTGCTTTTTAAAACTGATATTAATTATACTTGATTTTTCTTTTGCCACATTAAACACCTCCCTATTAATTTATATTATTTTTATATAATTTTTATTACTTCTTTATTATTAAGTTATGTAATTTTTATAGAAGTGTTACATATTTTTATATAAAATTTATATAAATTTATTTAAAATTTATGCAACTTTTATATAAACTCTGCATATATATAAGTAAGTAAATAATAAGGGGGATTTGAAATGGAAGAATTATTAAGAGAATTTGCAAGTAATTATAACGTTAGTTGGAAAGATGATCAAGGTAACAATTGGGAAAGTGATTTCTTACCTATATACGAAGCTGCTATCTTGTTTAATGAATTAGTAAATAATCCGGACGATGATAGCCAAATTGAATGTAGTCTTTGGAGTTGTATAGATTGTAAAGACTTAGTAAGATACTCTAATATAGAAAATAAATATTATTATTAATAATAAAAAAGCCATGGGAAATTACTTCTCATGGTTTTTCTTTATCTCTTTATCTATTAAATAATTAATATAATTACTTACTGATCTTCCCTCTTCTGCTGCCATTTCTTTAACTTTTTCATACTTATCTTTGTCAATGTTAACTGTTATTCTAGTCATGTTTTCTTTCAAAGTCATATAATCACTCCTTTTATTTTTTATTATAGCATAGTGATTGCATACTAAAAATATTTTAATAAAAAAATAATAAAAAGTGCTTGCATTATGATAGCAAAAGTATTATTATAATATTAACAATAAGAAATCAAACAAAGAACTTTGAAAACTAAATAAAAATCTTATGAGGGCGATTTACCGTCCTAAGCATGAGGTAATAGATTTAAAGAGTAAGGTTTTAACCAACTGCTCTCTATTACACTCGTGAAATCACTTAGTTAATTTATATAAATTATATATCGCTAATTCATAAGGATAGTTAATATTAACTGGTGATATGTAAATTAGATTTCGAACTTCTGTTGTAACCAATCTAATAATGTTTATATATTACTAAGTGGTATGTAAATGTGGCGGGTTCTCCTGTAAGTATTGTCAATGTTCCATATTGTTTTATATTATCTAAGTGATATGTAAATTTATAGCTTCCATTTCATTAACAACTTTTATGAAAGTGTTTTATATCAACTAAGTGATATGTAAATGGCTGAAATATAGATCTCTTTTTTTATTAAAAGAAGAAGTCTTAGTTTTATATTAACTAAGTGATATGTAAAAATTACAAGAGTTCAGGCTTAAGAAAACTGAATAATAGTTTTATTAACTATTAACTATAAGGAGGTTTTATTATGATAACAGTAAGAAAAATAAAATTAACTATTATAGGAACTGACGAAGAAAGAAAACAAGGCTATAAATTCATAAGAGATAGCCAATATGCACAATATCAAGGACTTAACTTAGCAATGAGTATATTAAGCAGTGCATACTTAGAAAGCAATAGAGATATTAAATCAGATATATTCAAGGAAGCACAAAAGTCATTAACAAATAGCAATCCTATATTTGATAATATAGGCTTTGGTACTGGAATAGATACTAAGTCAGCTATAACTCAAAGAGTTAAGAAAGACTTTAAAACATCATTAAAAAACGGACTAGCCAAAGGAGAAAGAACTATAACAAACTATAAAAGGGATTATCCATTACTAACTCGTGGAAGAGACTTAAAATTTCAATATAAAGATAATGATATAATTATAAAATGGGTTAATAAAATACAATTTAAAGTTGTATTAGGTAGTGGTAAAATAAAAGAAAACAAAATAGAATTACAACATACACTTCATAAAATAATTAATAAAGAATATAAAGTAGGACAATCAAGTTTACAATTCGATAGAAATAACAATCTTATACTAAATCTTAATTTAGATATACCATATAATCCTAAAAATGAAACAGTAGAAGGAAGAACACTTGGAGTTGACTTAGGAATTAAATATCCAGCTTATATGTGCTTAAATGATGATACATATAAAAGAGAACATATAGGAAGTATTGATGATTTTCTAAGAATAAGAGAACAAATGCAGGATAGAAGAAGAAAACTTCAACATGATTTAAAATTTATAAAAGGTGGTAAAGGCAGAAATAAAAAAATGCAGGCATTAGATAGATTAAGAGATAAAGAAAAAAACTTTGTTACTACTTATAATCATATGATTTCAAAGAATGTAGTTGAATTTGCTAATAAAAATCAATGTGAATATATCAACATGGAAAAGTTAACTAAAGATGGTTTCAATAATAAAATACTTAGAAATTGGAGTTATTATCAACTACAACAGTATATCGAATATAAAGCAGAAAGAGAAGGTATAAAAGTAAGATATATTGACCCAGCTTATACTTCACAAACTTGTGCTAGATGTGGACATATAGATAAAGAAAATAGACAAACACAAGAAAAATTTATATGTACTAAATGTGGTTTTGAACTTAATGCAGATCATAATGCTTCTATTAATATTGCAAGAAGCGATAAATATATAAAATAATAGCATAGTCTACAAAGAGGAAATAATCTAATTGAATAGAATTTTAAAAATAATAAATTTAAGGGGGATGTTATTATGAAATTAAATAAAAAAGTGAGAAATTTAGGTATAATATTTGGTGTTATAGTGGGGATAGCAGTAGGATGCAGTAATACAGAAAATACAAGTACAAATGAAGTTACTGCAAGTAATCAAAAGGTTGAAGCTGCTAAGGGAAATGATGTTATAGAAGAACAAGAAGAAGTTAAAGAAGAAAATAAAACAATAGAAGACTGTGCAAAAGAAGTATTTGGAGATGATTTTGAGCAGATGACTGAAAATGAAAATACGATAACTGTTGAAATATATGTAGAAACATTTTGGAGTACTGACACTCTAGCAAAATCTTATAAATATGATACACTTAACTTTTTCAAAAAAATAAAAAATAAAGATGAGTTAAAAAATTATGACACTATAAAAATCATATGTAATGCTGCAGGAACTGATAAATATGGTAATGATATAAAAATATTAGCATTATCTTCTACTTATTCAACTGATGATATAGCAAATATAAATTTTGAAAATATGACAGCTGAAAGATTATATGATAATTTTGACCAACAAAAATTTGTTCATCCTGCTATGAATAGTTAAAAAAAAGCTAGGGGATATTAAGTCCTCTAGCTTTTATTATTAATTACATTCTTTTAATAATTCTTGATACTTTTTTTTTACTGCTCCATTTCCACCAAGATTCATATATAATTCTCCTGCATGAAGTCTATCTGTCAATGGTAATTGATCGTCTAACACTGCAATTTTTAAAATGAATAAGGTATTGTTTTTTAGAATATCATTCATTTCATCATACTTTTTTTCTAGATTTCTAAAGAATATATATATTTTGAAACAAGTAGTAGAAATAACAGTAAGTGCTGTTATTATAGAAGCTATCATTATTATATATTCTCTCATAGAATTCCTCCTGCTTAATTATTTAGGTCTTTTAGTAGATTTCTTTTTCTTCTTAGGTTTACAAGCCATTATATTCACCTCCTAATCATTTATAATTTTTTTATGAGTATCTTTACCAGCTAAACCGTCAGCTGTAAGTCCTCTCGACTTTTGGTATTTTATAACTGCTTCTTTAGTAGCATTGCCGAATATGCCATCTACTGATATCTTTTGTCCTCTATTAACTAATGCTTTCTGTAACCATATTACATGATCTCCTTTAGAACCTACCTTTAATGTTCTTATAGCAGCTTCTGTTTTAGGACCATATAATCCATCTACTACTAATCCAGCTCCATATTGACTATTTAGAACTGTTTGTAAGTATCTAACTATATATTTACCTTCTGTAGTAGGTTTAGCTTCTGCCATAGGTTTCTGTGGTTCTGTAGGAATAGATTGAGTATTGCCGTTTATGTATGCTTTCACTAAAGGAATGAAATTATTTGTTATTGCAGCTTTGCTGTTTCCAAATCCCATGAATGCAGTACCAGGACAGGATTTTCTTGATTTGGAAGGATAGTAGTCTCCCAAGTAAGTTCCCCCACTTGTAAACCAAGCATGACATCTAATAGTGTTTGTACTGGGTGTTAATTTAAATTTCTTACATAACTCTCCGTAACAAGCTATAACAGCTTTCTTTTGTGCTTCTGTTATACTATCTTGCCCTTTATCAAAATTTCCATATATTTCAATGCATACTGCTCCACTATTCCAACCAGTAATACCTCCTGGATTTTTATTGAAGCTTCTTCCTGTTACTATCTTTCCATTAGGGAAAATAGTTAGTTGCTGAGCTATGTCACTCATTCCTCTTGAATTAACATGAAAGCTTTTCATATTGTTTTGTCTAGTTAATTCATCTTCTGTGGTTCCATTACTTTTAAAGAAGCAACTATAATCTGGTGATCCAGTATGGTGGATTTGAAGTTTATTAACTGTTCTAGTTACCTTTAAATTAGTAATCCAATTTTTAAATTCATCTATAGTATCAAATCTTATAAATCCATAAGCAGATTTCATTATTTATCACCTCCAATGATGTTTTTAAATAATTGATGTAGTCCTGTACTGGATAATCCACTGAACATACCAGCTAATAATATATCTGGAGTGATTTCTTTTGATATCCATACATTAAGAACTACACCTAAAATAGCCATAATTAAGGGTATATACTTATTATCTAGTTTTGGAAAACTGTTTTTTAAAACATATCCAATACATAAGCATATACCTACAACTACTAACACTACATAATCATTTAAAAATGTTATATCCATAATATTACCTCCTTTTTACTTAAATAAAAAAGGAGGATCAAATAAATCCTCCTATCTATACTTCTAACATTGCCATTAGTTCTTCGTATTGAGCTGCTGTTAATGGACTATTGGGACTAGCATATATTATTGATATTTTCTCAGCCATAGCTTCTTTACTCTCGTAATTTTTTCTTTCGATACATCTCTTAAGTGTTCTATATAACATATTCTCACCTCCTACATTGTAAGTTTCATTACTGCTAATTCAGTTGCCATATCAATCAATAACGCATCTTGTTCGTCTGATATGCTACTAACTGTATCTATATCTTCGCTCATAGTAACTACACTAGGTACGTTACCAGTATATCTGTATCTAGTAGATAATAGTGGAATAATACTATCAAAATGGATAGAACAATTATCCCAAGAACCTATTACCCAGTTAGGACAGTTATCTATTAGTGGTACAAATACTGGTTCTGCTAGTTGATATACTGTCTTAGTCATGTCTGTTAAATAAGTACCAAAGTCACCATCTTGATAATCTCTTATATCATAATTCTTCCAGTATCCCAGCTTGTCATTGTATATTGTTATATTATTAGTATTATACAGTGGTTCATCTAAGTATAGAGTTTGTACTGTTTCTTCTCCTAAATCATTATATACTCTAACTTTACAAGCATACTTGCCATCCTCAGTAACTTTATCTTCAAACACACTCTTAATTCCTTTAAAGTATCCAGGTATATTAGCTGGTTCTCCTTCTAATAGCATTACTTTGCTAGTAGTACCAGTACCGTAAGGTCTTAAGAAGTTATCTGTGATAGTTGCTGGAGTTGTTATTGTTCCGTTTACTATAGTGCTATCTCCTATGCGACCATTAGTTATTCCTACTACTGTATACTTAGTGCTAGGTTTCGCTATTAGCTCATAACCGCTGTTAACTACTGGCATATTCATTGGTATTGTTGAGTTGTTAGTGATATGAGTAACGTCAGTATATGTGTTGACTGTTGGTGCAATTTCTACTGGCTCGTAAGTTGGTGAAGGTAATGTATATACAGTCTTAACTTTATCTGTTTTATAGGAAGTGTTAGTCTCGTCATCAGTTTCATAATTTCTTTCAGCACAATTTCTCTCTACATACCACTTACCATCTATCTGTACAAATCGGTCTTTAGTATCTCCGACAGCACGAAGCGGTTCGTTTAGTAGGATTTGCTTTGAGTTAGATAGATAACCTTCTGTTGTTGAATCTGTTCCATTAGCACTAACTATTTCTATTGTATTTTCCTCTAGCTCTCCTACACTCTTCATACCAGTAAAGTATCCAAAGTCTTGTTCGATAGCTTCAGTAACAACTATGTTAGAAGCATTGAAGCCGATACCAGTGATTAATACACTCTTACTTCCTAATGTAGAATTAGTAGTATGTCTAAATTTATTAATACCTTTAACTACATTGACATCAGTATTACTATTTGAACCAGCTAAATGCAACTTATCAATTTTACCATTATTATCTGATTCAAATTGAATTATGTACTCTGTAGAAGCATATATATATTTACAAGCTGTATTAAAGTTTTCTTTGAATTGAACTTTCTCTATAGGTACTGCACTATCAAAATCTAGATGTCCGTTCACATAGCTATCTGTTAGGATGGTGTCGGATTGTGAGATTAGTTCTCTAGTTGGTGAAGCTAGCTGGTAGACTACTGTTAGTGGATTGTTGGACAACCATTGTTTTGCCCCGCTTATATCCAAAGTAGATAATTTACTTCTAAGTATAGTAAATTTAATATATTGTCTATCTTTACCTCCAATAACTTCTTCATTTCTATCAATTCTTCCTTGTAAAATATACCCATTATTAACAGGTAATTTATCACATAAAATATATCCTGAATCTTTATTAGGTATTTTAAAATAGAATCCAGCCACATTAGGATAATCATCTGTTAAGTTATAAGCTCCCCAGTCATAGTTATCACTACCATCTAATACTACCTTGCCATATCTATGAACATGATATACATTACCATTACTTTCCTCGATAGTATCACCTTCTAGTAGTGGGCTATTAAGGTAGTATGTCTTGATACTTTCTTTATATGGTTCGTAGTCAGTTCTTGTTATTCCTTCTTCTAGTTGAGTAAATAATTCTTTGTTTCCAATAGATACATAAAATCTTACATATTTGCAATTATTAGGAGTTATAAAAGAATCCCAAATTTGTTTTCCACCGAGAGATTTTTTATTTGAATCATAAAATACTGCAAAAAATGTACTAACACTACTTTTAACATTAAATATATATTGCGAATTAGGTTCAACTCTTATATATTCTATATTAGAAGTCCAATTAGCACTATCGTATAACTCCCCGTTATCAAATCCTATAGCCTTACCATCAACCCAATTTTGCTTAAACTTATTCTTACCAGTAACTTTATAATCCACACGATACTTACCTAAGTTCTCTGCTAATTCTTTTCCATTATCTACCATTTCTTGAGTTACTACCTTATCCTCGAAAGATGACTGCAATCTTAAATTCTTAGTATCGTCAAACTCAGTCAATAATTCTTCCGTATCATTATCTATCCATAAAGTATTACCAGTAACAACTGGTCTAGCTTTACCATCATACTCTCCTTGTAGTGCAACATGATTACCACTTTCTACTGCATAACTCTTAGTAATAGCTACAGCTTCTTGCTGGTCGCAAACATTTACCATAGTATTACCTTCTGCTAATACATCTACTTGTCCATTATCTACTGCTGTAGTTAGTGTTAGTGATTGCCCACTAGTATTAATATCTGCGTTAAGAGTAAACTCATCATCAGGGTTCTTGATACTATTAACCATAGTGTTACCAACTATATTCTTGACATCAACAAATCCTTCTACTGAATTATATAGAGTAGTATCATTACCAGTATCCTCTATCTTTAGATATCCATCTCCGGCGGAGTTCATTAGCCCTTCCATGATAACATATTGTCTCTTATCACTAATCTCTACCTGAGTCATTCTGTCAGCTATCTTCTTATCATTTCCCATTAGAATAGCATTCTCTGCTTTAACTTCTGCTAATTCAGTCTTCATAGCTTGTTGTTCAGTTCTAAATGTTTCGTGTTCTGCTATTCTTGCTTCTTCATTAGCTTTTCTTATTTCCTCAGCAACTACTCTATTAGCTTCATTAGCTTTTCTTTCTTCTTCATTAGCAACTCTAGTATTCTCTGCTGATACTCTACTAGCTTCTGCTGATTTTCTCTCATTCTCGTTAGCAATTCTAACATTTTCGTTAGCCTTTCTTTGGTTCTCAGCAGTCTTTCTCTCGTTCTCATTAGCTATTCTAGTTGCCTCTTGCCCCTCTCTAGTAGCTTCTTGACTAGCTCTAGTTCTCTCAGCTTCTTTTCTAGCTTCTTCGTTAGCAACTCTAGTAGTCTCATTAGCTTGTCTAGTTACTTCATTAGTCTTCATCTCTTCATTAGCTTCTATCATATCAGCTTGAAGTGTTCTTATAGTAGTGTCTAATTCATTAGCAGTTTTATTTATTTCCACAACTTCGGCCATAAGTTCTTTTAATATAGGATAGTCTGAGCTGTCTTCTATATATTTATTTTGCTCTGTTAATATAGAACCATTTACTTTAAACTTAGTAGTAAAAGATGTTGCTATTTTGTCTCCTGTATATACTTCAAATTCTATCTTAGCATTACCACTAAAATCTGTGCAATCAGCTGGTAACTTAAATTCATATATGGCCTTTTCTGGATTTACTAAAGTTCCTTCAACTTCTTTAGCTACCATATTAGGCTTTAATATATTAGCTTTTATAGAATACTCTGCTGCATTTTCTATTGGAGTAACTTCTACTGTTGTTTCTCGTAGGACCATTTGCACATATAGATTGGAAGTATTTTTATCTGTATTAAAATAATAGATGTTTGGGGAATCTACTTCCCCACTCTTAACATCTAATACAATTAAAAAATCTCTATTAATATTCATTAAGATCATTCACCTTCCTTTAATAATCTATTTTATTTATCTGTTAGCAATTGATTAATAATTTCTTGCTGTTGAGATATTATAGTTTTGAGTTCTTGTATTTCTTTTTCATGTTTTTGTATCATTTTCATGTTAAGAGATATTAATTCTTGATAAACTATATTGTATTTTTTGCCATTGTCCATATTTTCATCTTTAACAGTTTTAATTATGCTTAAATTTTCGCTATTAAGATTATTCTCTGATATGCTTTCGTTAACTTCTTGCGCTATTAATCCTATATGTGTTTCTTCATTCTCATCACTATTATATTTGAATGTCTTTGGTTTAAGTGACATATAAAAATTATAATAATCTTCCCAATTAGTAAATTCATCTACATCATGTTTTACTCGTATATCAGAACCTGAAGCTATATAACCATTAAATATACCAAAATCATTCATATTAAGAGGTCTTAAAAAGTCTATTTCTTGTATTGAAGTATATAATTTAATAACATCTGTATATGCACCGTTTAGTTTATATCCTATAGATGTCGTATCTTCTCCATAAAGTCCACCACCATAATAAGAACCTCCAGTAATAAGATTAAGGTTAGATTCTAGATAAGCTGTGTTATTTTGGAAATATAAGTTAGTAAATGTTCCATTTATATCGAATGTTACACCATCCGGGAAAATTGGTGATACTTTGAAAACAGCAGGTTTATGGAATATAGTATTAGTATTCATAAAGTTTATACCGGCATTTATAATGTCTTTTCCTAGGAAATTAGTTAAGTCTTGTTGAGCTATTAATATATATGGAGTCATTGATAATTCATCAGTATCAGCTAATTCTCCAGTAACACCTATAGCATAGTAATGTGAAGAACCTGCTATACCAGTAGTAACTCCTTTATACATATCTCCTACTCTGTTAGATGAAAACATACCAAGCAAAGCTCCACTGTTTATATCATAAGCATATAAAGTACCTTTCTTAATAGCCATTTTCTTTTGTTGTAAAGTATTAGTAAATTGAAGTTCTTCTGCTGTTAATTTAGAAATAGAACCATCAGTATGTTTTACTCCTAAGCCTTCCATATCTACAAAAGTAATTCCAGAATATATTTCATTATCTGATTTTTTATAAGGATAAGCTACTGTACCTTCATAACAACAAGATTCTGCTATTCTGAAATAAATATCACTAGAATATGTGCCTTCATATCCTAACATTATATTAACATTTCTAGTATATAATGAAGTAAATGTAATGCTACATCTAACCATAACTCCATCAGTTGTAGAGAATTCAACATTTCCTATTCTTTGTATACCTTCGCCGCCATTCATTAACCAGTTATAATTTAATATAGATATTTTATTACTTTCCACCCAAAATGCTACTGTATATGTTTTGCCTTGCTCTACGTCGAATGCTGGCAATTGAACACCGAATGTTATAGTACCACTAGTGGAAGTAGGAGATACATGAACTTTCTTAGCTCCAGAAGTTTCATATACTGTAGTTGAATTCCAAGGATACCAGAATTTTAACTGACTACTAAAATCTCCATTGGTAATTAAATTAGGCACACCTGTTTTACTTATTGCTATTTGAAGTTCATCTGCAGTTTGAGTAACTTCTGACTTAGTAGCAAAAGCTGTGTCTGTTTGTCCTTTAGTATAAAAATCTTCTGATACAGTATTTTTAATAGCAGTAGGAGTGATTTTATTTTCTGCAGTTGTCAATCTAGATGTTATATTACTTAAATTATCGCTTATGTCATTGCTATTTATTTTAAAAGTAGTTACGTCTAAAGCAACATTACCATAACTATCTATGTCTAAAGTACGTTTGCCATTACCATCTGTAACTGATAAATTTTTAGCATCTATCCAGTTACCTTTTAATATCCCAGCTGTCATATAATCTGCTGTAAGGCTTCCAACTACTGCATGGCCTATAGCAGCTGTTGTGAAGTAATTAGACAAGTCATCAACTTTAGTTGTTATAACTTCCTTTTGGTCTGAGAATCCACTTCTATGATCGTAACTATTAACACCACAAACTCTAAAGTACCAAGTCTCGCCTGGTTTAGCTTGGAATAAGAATGAACTTGTTTGTCCTTTATGAATAATATCAAATAAATTTGGAGTAAAGTCTTTTGTCTTACTAGCATATACTTCATACCAATAGTAAGGTTTGTTTTCATATGTCCAATCAAGTTGAATACTAGCAAATCCTAAAAGTGTTGTTGTTAATACTGGTTTAGCAGGAACACTATCAGGGAAATCTCCTATATTTCCATCTTCACCTTTTGGTCCTTGTGGCCCTGGTGGTCCTTGTTCTCCTTTTTCACTACCTGTATTTACTATGTCGCCTAAAGTAGTTCTAGGTTCTCCAAGTTCCATGCTGTCATATCTTTCTCTAAGTACGTCATATACTGTTTTGATTACTTTAGCTTTTGTATTTATGCTGTATCTAGTATCTCTTATAGTTACTGTATCGCATAAACTAATTGCATCTTCAATAGATTCATAGCCAACACATTTAGATAGTGGAATAAATTCTATTTTCCAGTTTTGTTTTGGAAGGTCGCATTTATTTTCTTCAAAATATCGTTGAGCCATAGTATTAAGCTTTGCAGTAGTTGGTACTTCATTATCTTCAAATTTATCGCTAAAATCTAATTCTGCTATAAAAGGGTGAGAATAATTTCCTATATATGAACTATCTACAGCTGAGCCTTGTACTCTAGTTTGTTCTCCACCTTCTGGAGTATAAGTAGCAAAGGGAATTATTCTAGTAATAAGATCATCTGTGTTTTCTTGAAGTTCAAATCCAGTTAAGTTCTTAGCATATTCTATAGATACTTCGTTGTCATTTCCCCTTCTATTTAAAACATATATGTCAGTATTATCTCTTAGTATTTCTGCTCCTGTTCCGTAAGTATCTATAATAGAACCTTCTTTTCCTGCTATAGCTTCTAAAGCATTGCAATTACTTATTTTATAATTTTGTGCGTTTACTATATCTGAATGTCCTACATATCCTGCACTAAACTGTGAACTTCTGAATATAGTATTTAAAGCATATTCGCAGCTTTGATTGGTAATATCTATTGAATTTATATAGTCGTAAGCTAAATCAAAAGATATATGTCTAGCATATACATCTATAGTATCATTCATCATTCTTCTAGTATCATATATTCTAAACTTTTGGTTTTTAAGAGTATCGTTAGCATCACATATGATTATATTATCGTATACTAAAGAAGAAGCTATTTCTTCATTTGGATATGTTAGAGTTATTTCAAATATTCCGTTGCGTTCTTCTTCTACTAAACATTCTATACAGTTTGTTAAGTTCCCTATAAGTGTTGTTCCGTCCTTTTGGTATAATTTAGGTATCATTAACTAAACACCTCCACCACTTCAAAGGAGATTTTTAATTCTAAGTAGTCATTAAATGCTTCCCCGATTTCTACTCCTTGACATATAGCTTGATATTGTATTGTATCATCAAATAGCAAAGTCTTATATCCTACTGGTTTTATAAGCCATGTTTTTAATCCGTTTATAGCTGTTTTCTTTTCAGCATTTGTTTTTCCTCTTAAATCTAGTAAAGCTGTTATTTCTATAACTTTGTTTTCAAATGAACCATCATCAATAATTAAGTTTCCTGTACGACCAGGTATTTTAATACTTTCGTATGATTTAGAAGCGAAGGATAGATGGTTAATATCCTTACACTTTAATTTTTTAGATGTACTTGTAGTTCCATTAAAAGTGAAATTCTTTGCCATCTTTATCCTCCTTTAAAATCTTTTTCTTTTTAAATAAAATGCTATTTCTTCTGCTAATTGATTTATGTCTTGTTCTCTGTTGTTGTTGAAATTATCAATGTTTATATTTATGCTTTCGTTCATCTTATCTAATCCTAATATTTCTGGAAGCTTATCTATTGGAAGGATAGCTTCTGCTCCAGATCCAATTCCGTTATGAGCATCCAATTTGTTATTATCTATAGGTTTTTTATCCTATACTCTAGAGGTTTCCCTCATTTTCATCGGTCGGTCAATTCCGACCTAGTTTAGCGTACATTTTCAACTATTAAAGTTGTCGAACACTCTTGGAGGGATTATATTTATTCACCCTCTACGCGTTACGGTATTTTATAGCCTTTCGCAATCTATAAAATTACCTCGATGTTAGCATATTCATTGCATTAAAAAAGCGCCTTATGAAAGGCACTTAAGTATTTCATCTATGTTATCAAATTCAAAATATGGTATTCTTATTAACTTTATATTATTATCTTTGCAATATTGTGTTTTTATAGCATCTCTAATTTGAGTTTCTTCTAGTTTCTTTTGCATAGTTTCCTTATCTTTGTTAAATCTAAAAGGCTTATAATGTCCTTCTCCATCATATTCAATGCAAGTATTTAAACTAGGTATATAAAAATCAAATATAAGCTTATCTTTATATATGCAATCATCAAATTTATATTGCTCTATATATTTAATATTTAAAGCTTTCAACTTTTGACTTATAATAAATTCTTTAGTAGATGTTTTCTTTGAACACACATTACATCTAACTTTCCCTCTAGATTTTATTTTATCAAAGTCTGCTTTAAATTTTCTCCCACATTTACATTGAATATCTAATTTAGTTTTAGCATTTATATATTCATTACTAAGAAGTTTCGCTTCATTACTTTCAATATATTTTTTAACATATTTATATTCTAAAGACATATTTAAAGATTTTTCATCTTCCCTACATTTAGGGCATCTTTTTTCAAAAATCTTAAAATTATAAAAACTTCTTTCAAATAATTCTCCACACTTGCATTTAAAAACAAGTTTATCATCAATGCCTTTAAACTTTTTAGATACTAAAGTACATTCAGTTTTATTTACATATTCAAGGACTTCATCGTAAGACATCTTATGTCTATTTGAACATTTATTGCATTGTCTTTTGTTACTTGCCTTAAACTTACTAAACGTTGTTTTAAATTCTTTTCCACATCTACATTTAAAAGTCAATGGAGTAGAAGAATTTTTATAACTATTACTTAATAATATAGTCCCTTGTCCGTTCTTTAATACATAATCTAAAACTTCATTATACTTAAATGTTTTGCTTTTATTATTCTTTACCTTAGAACACTTTTCACAAAGATATAATTTTCTAGTTTTGAAATTATCAAACCTTCTGTAAAATGTTTCGCCACATCTACACCTAAATTCCAAAGGAATTTTATTTCCCTTATACTCATTAGATAAAAGTAAGCAACCACTATTACTTTCAGTTTCAACATATTGTTTTACATATTCATAAGTTAATTTTCTCATATAAACCTCCGACAGTTTACTTCCGATAAAAAATAAGGGAAGAAGCTTCGGAAATCTTCTTATCAATTTAGGTAGCTAATCTAAATCTATCCCTACCTATATTATACCACATTTTTATTGATATTATAATATTTGCAACGAACGTAGCCTTCTTCGATTTTGCTCGATTTAACGTCGGCAACACTCTACCGACACCCATACCACCAAATACAGTAGGTCTTTTGAATATAGCACCTTTAGAATACCATGCAACCAATTTGTTATCTTATAGGCTCTTTATCCTATAATTCTTACTGTCACCAGTAAGTTCAGACTATATCATCATCTTTAACTTAATATTAAGATGTCGGTTTTTCGTGGGTTAATTATTGTTTGTCATAACTCATAACCTAGTCGTTACACCTTCTAATTACTTTTATTGACTTTCATTAGCTTGGCTCGGTATTTTCTTATTAATAAGATGTTCACCGAATTTAACCGATTTTCAATAGATATTTCTATCTAAGGCTCCATTTATGTTTAGAGATCTTTGGTACACTAGGTGGATTCAATGATAATTTACCACTAACAGATATATGTGGTAAAGTTAATTTAGGTTTTAAACTTACATTAACAGCTCTTTTAATAGCGTCCATAGCTTTACTAACTGCATCTTTAGCTTTATTAATCGGATCACTAATAGCTTTCTTTACAGATTCCCAAGCGTCTTTAGCTGTTCTTTTAGCTGTATTCCAAGCGTCTTGACAAGCTTTAACTATACTGCTTACTTTTTCTGTTACTGTACTCCATGCACTTTTAATAGGATTGATAATATTATTTTTAACTGCTTCCCATGCTGACTGAGCGTATCCTTTTATAGTATCCCAAGCATTTTGACAAGAAGTTTTTAAGCTTTCCCAAGTTTGAACAGCTGTATTCCATGCGTCTATAATAGGTTGAATTATATATTCTTTAATAGCATTCCATACTGTGTTTGCTGTATTTTTAATAAAGTCCCACGCTGCAAGTGTATCTGATTTTAGTCCTTCCCAAGCTGTAGTACATACATTCCATATACCTTGAGCTACTGCTGTAATTACACTCCATATGTTATTCCATACTTCTATAGCATTAGCTTTTATCTGATCCCAGTTTTCTATTAAGTATTGTCCTATTTGAATTATAGCTGCAATTGCTAATCCTACTATAGCTGCTATAGCAATGAATTGTCCGAATGCTAGAACTCCTGCAAGGATAGCAGGTGCTAATGCTCCTGTAAATAAAGCACTTAAAATAGCTAAGTTAGCTAATATAGTTCCTACTAACATTATAATAGGTCCTAATATTGCCATTAATAGCCCTATAGCTCCTACTACAACCATAATTCCTTGTGCTAGTTTAGGATGTTCTTGAACCCATTCTCTAATTTTATCAACTACTTCTTGAAACTTTTGAACTACTGGTTCTAATAGTGGAAGTAGTACAGCTCCAAGTTCTCCTACTGTTTCACCTATGGATTGTTTAAGTAATCTCATTTGCATAGCAAAACTACCTGCTTCTTGAGCAGCTAAACCTTGAGCAGAAGCACCTTGTCTAGTAATCTCGTAATAAGCAGCCATCATCTTTTCATTTTCTGAAAGTTGATTCCAAGTCTTACCTAAAGACTTAACATAATCTGATTGTGCTATTTGATTTGCACTTAAAGAAATCCCATATTTGTCTAAGGCTTCATAATTCAATTTTGTTATCGTAAAGGCTTTTTATCCTCTACTTCTATATGTCACCATATAGTTCAGCATACATATTTACCTTTAACTTAATATTAAGGTATCGGTCACTCGTGGGAATATTTTATTCTATACTTTTTTATAAAAAAAGCATAGGTTCAATTCCTATGCGTTACGGTGATAAATAGTTTTTAAACTATTTATTTACCTCGGTATTGTCTTTTAAAAAGTTTTCTATTTGTTTATAACTATTATTTCTTATCCCATAATCGTGATGAAATTTTTTATGACAATGAACACATAAAGTTATTCCGTTATCTATATTAAATCTATTATCTTCATCACTACTATAATTACTTATATGATGTGCATTTAATTTGACTTTATCTCCTTTTACATTACACTTTTGACATGTGTATTTGTCTCTTTCATAAACCGATTTTCTCCAATTTATATTTTCAACAATATCCCTTTTGTCTAATCTTTCTTCATCTGTTAAATTTGGATTGTAATTAGGATGATTCTTACCTTTATGTTTATGATTCCAGTTATTATTACCTTTCATTCTTTTACAAGATAATTCTGAATTAAGACATCCACATGATTTAGTTTTACCGGTAGTTAATTGTGTACCTTTTATTATTTTAGTATTTCCACAATCACACTTACATAAATAATACTTGCCGTAATATTTATCCGTTTTATTTTCTAAATTTAAAACTATTAGTCTTCCAAACCTTTTTCCTGTTAAATCTTTAAAATTTTTATTCCCATTTTTTTTTGCACTTTCTTTTAATACACATCCACATGATTGAGTGTTATTTGAAGTTAAACAGTCATATCTAACTATTTTAGTATTTCCACAATCACATTTACATAAATAATACTTTCTATAACGTTTATCTTTTCTTACAAAATCTATAATAGTTAATTTATTAAACCTTTCTCCAATATGCTCCATATTTATAAATCACCTCATGTATATTATAGCATATTGCCTAAAAGAGTTCTACCGATTTTGACCAATTTTCTAAGCTACATTTCTGTAACTAGGGGCAATTTTTTTACCCATAAGCCCTGATTTAAAGTCATTTAAAGCTTCATCAAAAGGTACGTCTGCTACTGCTCCTAAGTCAGCAACTAAACTCATAGTTTTACCACTTAGTTTTGCAGATTCTTCAGATGTCATTCCTAAGTTCTTAAAGTAAGTAGCAATAGAAGTAGCGCCAGCTTTGTATTGTTGATTAGTTAAGCCAATTGTTCTAGAATTTTCAGCACCACTTGTTATTGCCTTTTGAACCGACTTATCTAAATTGTCATATAGGAACTGTGTAGATTCAATAGAAGCCTGCCATTCTGCTCCTTTCATGATTACACCAGCCATCATACCTGTTATAGCAACTCCAACGCCAGTTATAACTTTTCCTACTTTCTGCATACCTTCGCCGACTTTAGTAAGTCCTTCTAGATCGGATTCTGTATTTCTAAGTTGTTTAGATACATTACTAAGCTCCTTAGATAGACTAGAAGCGTCTGCTATAATCTTGACTTGCAAAGTTTCTGTACTTGCCAATTGTTTTCCTCCTTTCTACCAGTCTTCTAACATTTTTCTCATGTCTTCCTTTTCTTCTTCTGTTACTTCTTTTTTAGCTTTGTTTTCTTTGAACACATCTTTATATTTATAATTTTTACTGAATATAGGTCCTACTGCATTCAATATTGCTATATAGTTTAATTCGTGTTCAAATTGGAATCTTTTTCTAGCAGCTTCTATTATATCCATGCACTCTACTGGTTCTAATATAAAAAAAGATTGTGGAGAATGGCCTAAGCTCCCCACAATCTCAACAAACAGAGAATGAATAAATTCCTGTTCACTTATTTCGTTTTCTTCTTCTGTTGTGCCATTACTTCCTTGAACTTTTTTCCCAAACCCATAGCATTAGCATATTCTTCTAAAAGGATCATAAAGAACTTTTCTATATCGTTATTCTCGTCATCTTCATAGAACTGATCGACTACTTCTAAAGCTTCATCTATAGATTTAATTCCGTTCATATCTCTTATAGCAAAGTAAAAAGTATCGTATAAATTATCTAACTTTAGTTGCTCCATATCAGCTAATAGAGTGTTAAGAGTTATTCCTTTTGCATTTAATTCTCTAATTACTTTACTTGTAAATTTTACTACATAATCTTTATTACCTATTTTTAGAACTTTCATTTATCCATCCTCCATTTCCTATGAACCTGAATTTTCAGTTAATTCGCCTACTCCTTTGAAAGTAACACTCCAAGTAGATTTTTCTTTCATACTAGAGTTTTGAGATAAACTTTCAACTATAGCTTTTCCTGATTTATATTTTGTAGATGTTCCATATTTTATATCTACTGTAGTAAGTCCTTTCCATGCGTCAAATAACGCTTTTAAACCAGCGTCATCAACTACTATTAACCCGTCGCAATCAACACTCCAGCTAACACCAACAGCTTCTTCTTCACTCCATACTCCTGAATCTTTTGTAGAAGCGTCATATGTTTCTGTTTCCATTGATAAAGAACAGTTTTGTTGACCGCCGATTAATTGTGTTCCAGCTGTAACTTTTATACTGTTTCCAGTTTCAAAAGTTCCTCCTGCCATCTTATATCACTTCCTCTAATTCAAATTGTATTTTTAAATATGCTACATATAAGCCATCTTCCATACGTTGAACTATACTTTCGTTCAATCGAACCCAGCTTATACAATAGCTATCACTAATCATAGTATTTTCTAGTTTCATCGCTTCTTCTAAAGCTAATGCCACCATGGTATTAATTTCTTTTTTTCCATTATATTGGGAATACAAATCTATACTTTGTATTATTTTATAACCAGGTAATTTAGTATTACCTTCGTCTAAAGTATAATCACTTATCATCATCAAAGGTAAATCCTCATCTGCTGGTACTTCATCAAATACTTTATAGTTTGTTTTCTTTAAGGCTTCATATAAAGCCTTTTGGTAATCATTTACAGGTAACATTTAATCACCTCTAATTCCATTGAATAGCATTTTTTAAGTTTTGTATAAATTTAGGTTTCTCTTGTTCGAATGCTGGGATTAAATAAGGTTTCTTTGCTCCACCAGGGTGATGAACTATTCTTACTGGGTGTCCTGCACCTTGCCAATATAAAGCCTTTTTCCTTTTAGGTTTTATAGTGTGTGGTCTAGTTCCTTTTTCTACCCATGGGGCATATTTTACATTTGAAGTATGAACTGTACCTGTTAATCCATTTGCTTGACCTTGAATGCTTCTTTTAAGGTGTCCTGTTTTTACTGATCCATTTGCAGTTAAATTTTGTTTTGCTTGTCTTTCTATACTAAGTGTACTTTTAGTAACAGCTTGTTTAATTTTTTCTTGATTATGTGCCATGTTTTCTACTCTGACAGCAAAGTTACCTAAATCATCAGCTATAACTGTTATACTACTCATCTTGTATCAACTCCAGTATATAACAAGTCTTATTTCTTACAAAACTTTTATTGACTATTCTATAATATTCATTCTTATATTTAATTTTATCAACGTCTATTTCTATATGGCCAAGTGTTACTGCTCTTATATTGTTTATGTATGCTTCCCCATAAATTTTATAAGTAGCTTCTAATGATAACTGATCTACCCTAGCATTTAATCTAGAAATAACGCTCTCGCCTTTTGTACGCCCTCCTAAGCCGTCCTCTACCATAACTTCTACTATTAGTTCAATTACTTCGTTGAATCTCATTACAATAGCCACCAGCCCTTCTTAGAGGTATTCTCCTTTACATAATTATCTAGAAAAGATTTGTATTCTCCTAAGAAGCTTTCTTCTGAACCATAATTAACCGAGTTTCCATCTACTGATTCTGATTGGAAACCTTCAGATCCAATTCTGTTGAATCTTTGTGCAGCTAATTCTACTAGCAACCATTGTAAATCATCTGGTATATCTCTTAATCCTGTATAAGTTAATATACGTTCTTCTGTAATTCTAAGAATTTCTAGGAGTAGGTCGTCCTGGTTTTCAACTCCCAGAATAATTCTTAATCTTTTTAGTGGATTCATTTAATCACCTACTCCGTTAGGAATTATTTTGCTTTTAATACTACTATTTTAGAATCGTCTTTTATAGCAGCTACATAATGTTCGTCTGCTTTTAATACTGTAGTTGAAGCTAATACATTTCTATCAGTTTCTGCGTTTACTCCACGTTTCATATATAAAGCTAATGCTCCTGCTTTCATTATTGGGCAAGCATAAACTCCTGAACCTAAATCTTTAACTTTTCTAGATACTACTACTTGAGCTCCTGCTATCATTCCTATTGCTCCTGTCATCATTACGTCTGCTCCAAATTTATTTTTATCTATAAAGTTAGCATCTTTTCTTAAAGCTGTTAATTGTTTTGGATGTATGAATAATACTTTAGCTTCGTCGTCTTCTTCTTGGAATGCGTCTAAAGCTTCTACTATTGCATTATAAGATATTACAGCAGTTGATTTATCTACTGTATTAGTAGCTCCTGCAGCAGCAGCCATACAATCTGAATCTACTTTGTCAGCTAATGCCATTGTTATTTGTCTTACTGCTTCACCTACTGGGTCTCCGTATCCTGATAATGCAGCTTCATCTGTAATTTCTACAGCTTTTACAGCTTTTTTAACTTCTGCTTGAGAAGTTGTAGCTGTTAATGTTACTGTACCTGCTGCAACACCTTCTGCTACGTTTTCTGCTTCTCCTATGTAAGCAAATTTTGGTATTGTTATTGTATTACCTGCTACACCTTGTAAAGTATTATCTACTACTGCAAATGGTGCCATTTTTATTTTTTTAGGTAATTCTGTTGCTATTAAATCTCCTACTACTTGAGGGTTAAATAAGTTTGTTAATTTAGTTTGTGCCATTTAAAATCACTCCTATTATAATTATTTTAATTTATTGTATAGTTCTGGATCACTGTTATACAGTTCCAATCTTTCCATGTAAGACATCTTATTAAAAGCTTCTTTAGTTACTCCTTCTACTGCTCCTGTTTGAGCCTTAGGAGTTTTACCTTTTAGCCTTTCATTGACTAATTTCTCTACTGCTTCGTTGAATTTTGCTTCAAATATCTTTATATTTTCAAAAGTGGATTCGGCATCCTCAGCCTTAAGCATTTCAGCGAACTCTATTGGTAAATTCTTAGAAGCTAATTGCTTAGATGTTTCGTTTAATAATTTTTCTTGTTCAAATGCTTTTTTAGTAGCTTCAAATTCTGCTACTTGCTTTTCAAATAATTTCTTTTGTTTCTCTGCTTCGGATAGCTTAGCTAATTCTTCTGCTTCCCTACGTTCTGCTTCTATCTTAGCTTCAATATCTTTTCTTTCTCTAGATAATCTCTTTTGGATCATCTTATCTACTTCTTCTTGAGTAAAAGTCTTAACTGTCGGTTCTTGAGTTTTTTCAACAGTTTGTTCTGAACTTTGTTCAGTAGTTTGTTCGTTAACGTTAACATTTGTATTTTCCATAATATTTCCTTTCCGTTTTAAGGTCGTCACCTATTATTCTTATTTGCCAAGTTCTTTAATGTCTTCTTGTAAAGACAAATCTTCTTCTTCCATCATAAATATTTCTTTATTGTCTCTTATAACCTGATGTAAGCTATAAGCTAAACTGTCAACTATATATTCCATTTGTTCATGCTCTAATCCATAATTAACAAGATCTATCTTGCAATCATTGAATAAAGTATGTATTAACTCATGTAAAAAGGTAACCTCTAATTGTTGGTTACCTTGAATTGATTTATCTAATTTAATTGTGCTATCCATATAATCACAGCATCCCAAAGCTTGAACTCCATTAATAATTATTGGATCTTCACCTACTGTGACATCATAATCTATACTTCCTACTCTAACTTTATCTGGTATTTTCATATATTCCTCTTTCTCCTACTCACTTACTGTAGGTGGTGGCATTATATCGCAGTGGCAGCGTGGGTGCATAGGTGGGCAATTTACTCCTACTTGAGCTTCTTCTATTTTAAAAATATGTCCTGCTAATTTCTTGCAATGAGGACAACAATCTTTATTAGGACATTCTAAATACTCATAAGTATCTAATCCAGCTTCTTTATATCTTTGTAAAGATGTTTGTACTTGAACATTAGCTGTTTCTGTATGTACTAACCTCATAGCACTATTGAAGTCTTTGTTCATTTCATCTGCTAATAGCCTTGCCATGTCCTGTAAGCTATCTCCCCTTATTAATCCCTTATTCAATATCTCTTTAAGTTTGATAGCTAACTTATCTCTCCTATTCCATATTCTCTCACTAAACATTAAGCCTGACCAATTAGTCTTTACTACTTCTTCTATTAACTGATCATTTACTTTATGGAATAAAGCGTCTAATTGAACTTCTAAAGCTTTCTTATCTTTTTCATCTACTTGTTTGCATAGTTCTTCTAGAGTATCTGTTAGAAGCCTTTCTTCTTTAGTAGCCATATTATTAAGTATTTCATTAATACTATTAATAGTACCTTCTAACTGTATCTTTTGCCATTCTTCTAATTCTCCTGTAGCTTGTAGGTAAGCTAATTCTTTTTTAATATCTCTGATAGCTTCTTTATAGTTCTTCTTTAGTTGCCTTTCTATTTTCTTAATATTCTTTTCTGTTAATAATTCCTTTATTGAAGCTCTTTTAATCCAGTATTCTCTATTGTTCATCATCTTCACCTTCTACTGGATCATCTTGTTGGTTGAATTGATAATCTGATAAAGATAATGCAGCTTCTTCTTTTTCCTTAGCTATTGCGTCTTTTTCTGCTTGTACGTCTTCTATAAAAGGTAATAAGCTTAGAACTGTATCTTCTGATACTATTCCATATAAGCTCTTAGCCATTGTAACAAGTTCTGATTCGTTTGTAGGTAAATTTCTAGTAAATACAGGCTTAATCTCTGTATAAGTATATAAACTATTAAGCTTGATATTTGTGACAGCTATAATAAGCTCTAACCTTCTTAATAGTCCCTTTTTAAACTTAGCTTCTTTAATACCAGTTATATTTTCCATTCCACTAAACTTATATTTAAGAGCTATTCCTGATAAGTTACCACTAAAGTTTTCATCTGTCATATCTACTACGTTAGCAAATTTATGAATATCTGCGTTTAATCTATTCTTGTAGTTTTCTAAAGCTGTATCGTTTATGTCTTTTAATAAATATTCTGCTTTGGATGTTGTATCTGCAAAATTTAATACTCTATTGTTTTTAAAATCAAGTGGTCCTGCTTCATCATCTGACATTACTACTCCTGATACTACTAATAAAGCATTAGTAAAGTATTCAAAATCGTTAGCTGTATCACTAGCAGCTTTGTCATAAGCGTCTATTAGAGTAATAACATTCTCAAAGTCTCCTATTCTGTTGTTATTATTTTCGTAATCTGCTACTGGAACATCTCCAAAGAATATTTGTTGTTCCTCTTTTAATATTAGCTTATCATCAGTGAAATCATAAGTTTTAATACTGTACTTATCATATAAAACTAATTCCTTTTTATTTTCTTCTTCTAGATCATATACTTTGTAATATCTAATAGCAAATTGGATTTTTTCTTCTAGAGTATTATCATATACAACTATCATTTCTTCTGTAGGTACTGACTTAAATCTTACTTGAGCATCTTCATCCATATAAACTATTTCGTATGCATAACCACATATAGACTGCTCTGTTGCAACTGTAGTATTTTCATCTGCTTCATCATTATACATGAATATATCATTTAATCTATCTAGTAGATCCTGATTTTCTGATTTATATGTAACTGGATTACCCATGAAATAACCAGTATAGCTGTTAGTTATATAAGCTGCATAATTGTGTGCTAATTTATTAGCTGGTTTATTTGGGTCTTCGTATTCTCTATTCATTATGTCGTTTTGATTCTTGTAGTATCTTTTCATTTTTCTTATACGAGAAGCTTCTGTTTGGTGCTTTTGATATAGATCAAATATAATTTCATTTGTAATTTCTTCAACAATTGGTAATTTAAATTTTCTCAAATTGTCACCTCCTAAATTCCATATTTATTTCTATCGAAGCTTGAGCTTCCTTGTTTGATTAACTCTAAGCTGTATCTAAGTGCATCCATCAAATGGTTGTAATCATCTACAGGCTTATTAATTATAGTTCCTTCTTTGTTATCCCATACATAGTTGTTAAGTTCAATAAGAGTATTCTCACACTTAGGGTGAACATATATCTTAAAGTCTTGTATAAATTGTATACCATTTAATATACTGTCTTTTCCTTTCTTAGCAGGTATTAATCTATGTATTCCATTTCTCCTTATGTCATCTATACTCTTAGGCTCAGCACTATCAGCTATGATTAATTCCTTTGAGTAGCCTTTGTACTTAATCATGTCAGCTATCATCTTGTTACTCATAGCCTTTTGATAATGTTCATCAAATATGTATATCTCTTTCCTTTTAGTATCTACTAATGAAGCTATAAAAGCTGATGGATCGTTAGTATATCCAAAGTCAAGTCCAAAAGCTGATTTAATATTAGGCCTTTGTCTTATCTCATTAATATCAAATTCTAGTTCCTGAAAGTTCTCGTAGATTAACCCTTCAGCTATACCCCATTCTCCTAGTCCTTCTATTCTGTATCGCCTTGGATTATTAATCTTCATTTTCTCGTATACTTTTAAGTCATCTTCACCTAACCATTCATTGCACATATAGTTAGTGGTTATTGCTAATATATCTTCATCTTCTACATCAAAGAACCTTTTCTTTAACCAGTGTTTCTCGGACCATGGATTGAATGTTAATGTTATTTGTTTGAAATATCCTTTAGGTAATTCCCCTCTTATAGACATATCAACTTTGTTAAAATCATCTTCATTTGTTACTTGGAAAGCTTCCTCATACCAACACCAACATAAAAATCCTTTTTCAACTGTGATAGAAGTAATACTTAAAGGATTATCTAACCCTCTGAATAATATCTTTTGGCCTGTAGGTAAGTAAGTAGCTTCTAATGGAGATTTACTAAACTTCCATAAATGATATACACCTAAGTTGTTAGCTGCCCATTTTAGCTGAGTATATGTAGAGTCTTTGTGAGTATTAAATATTCTTCTTATTACTAAAGTATTAGCTAAAGGATATTTCATCATATTATATATAATCCACATAGAAGTAGTTGTTGATTTCTTACTACCTCTTGAACCTTTTACAACTCTGTATCTTTTCTTACAATTCCAAAATTCTTTATATCCTTTACCTATCTTATTTGGCAGATTAATCTTCAAGTTCATCTTCACCTTCAAATATTACTACTTGATCTACATTTGCTTCTACCTTTTCAGTAAATAATCTATATCTTTTCCCTAAAAGTTCAGCAGCTTTTATCTTATCTTTAGCAGATAATTTTTTATCTACTTTTCTAACTTCTGATTGAAAATCTCCTGTATTAACTGTAACTACTACTTCTTCTCTTTCTTCATCTCTAATTACTTTTGTAAGATATTCTAAGACTTCTTCTGCTTTAGCTATCCTATTTGATTGTATTTCTTTTAGCTTATCATCAATATATTTTTTAACCTCAACATTACTCAACAATCTATTTCCTGCACTTTCTGCTGTTCTTTGTTTTGTAACATTAGGATAAGCTCGTTTATAACTTTCAGTAGCATTAAGTGTTTCTATATAATAATCACAAAATGCTTTTTGTTTTTCAGTTAGCACTTAATGCCACCTCCTTTATTTATTCTTCTGTATCTTTATCTTTAAAATATTCTTCAAAATCTTCATCAGTAAACATTGCAGCATTAAAATATAATAATCCATACCTAATATTTATGATTGGTATAAAGCACATTAACAAACATACTAAACTATCCTCATTAAATACTGCTGTTAATCCTAACTTTTTATAATACTTATTCAATCTTCTAAAATTTAAGATAAATGCTATTACTGCTGCAATAGTTGTTGCAAGATATATACTTTTAATAAGTTGTATCATTATTTCACCTTCTTTATTGGAAGTCCTCTATAATCAAACTCTTGTTTAAATCCAATGCTATTATATAATCCTCTTATTTCTCCGTTATCCCAATAGTTCCTCCACTCTTCATATATACCTCTGCTATCAATCTCTTTTACATATACGCATTTTCCATCTGGTGAATAATGTTTTTCTTTATGAAATATACCATTACCACACTCAAATATTTCTGTCTTTTTAATGTAATATCCACTGTCTAAATATATAGTATTGTAATAAGTTTCGATTTTAGATCACTCCTATTATTTACTCTTATTTATATATTTGATTTTGTCTTTGTTCTTCTTTACTTCTATTAACTCTTCTATCCTTTGGATATACTTTTCATCTGTGGAAATTCTAATATGGCTTGTAAGTAGATATAAATTAGATGTCTTAGGTGTTTTCTTTTTTATGCAGTTATCAATAATTGTTTTAGCCATGTTATAACCTTTTATATGTGTATGGCCATTTTTAAATGTTTTTTTAGTGTTATATAATATATAACCCACCCTATTTTTAGATTTAACTTTTAAAATTATATATTCATCTTTCTCAAATATCTTATTTGCACTATCTGCTTTATCAAAGTTAGGAATTTCTCGCATAATTTCTTCAAACTTCCATAGTTCTTTAGGTATATTTATTTCTTTATCTACTAATTCTTCAATTCCGTGCCATTTCTTTACTTTTGCCATATTAATCACCTATTTAAAATTTTTTATAAAATAAAAAGAGTGCATTAGCACTCTTATATTGAGGGTTATTATGAGTGAGAAAGCTGCCAGATTTGAACTGACACTAAGACACCTTCGCTTTCACAAGGAGGAGACTCGAGGAAGTCTCCTAAAAAATCAACTCAAAGAATTTATTTTTTTAACGAAAAATTTTGTAATAGAACGTAATAACTATTAAAATGTTTTAACTTGTTGTAAAGTCAATATTTTAATAACATATAGATTAAAATGCACATTAACTATTCTTAGCTAATTTTTAATTCAATTAAATGTTTTACATGGGTTACCAATCCATGGGTTTACTGTTTTCCTTCATGTACGAAAGTTTATAAGTCTATACTTTAATAAATATAATTTTGAAATGTTTTAATAAACATCACCGGCATAATGTTTATTTGTGCCGTTTTTCGGTACTGACCCGAATAAGTATCATCTTTATTTTAACTAGTATCAATAAATCATATTTACTTAGTGACCTCACAATCGGCATGTTATAGGTGGAGGTTGAGAAGAAGTCCTCCACCATTTACATTTATAAAGAGATGCATTTTTATTTAGTTAAATATCTATACTTATATATTACCAGCTTTTATAGTACACTTTAGTACCCTCATCTTATTTTTTCTAAAATTTTTCTATGTTTTTTATGTATTCCATTCCAACTATAATTTAAAATCACACATATTCTTTCCCATGTATGCCCATCTATATATTTTAATCTTATAATATTTCTATCTGTTGGATCATCTAAATTTTCAATTGCATTTTCTATTTGTATCTGTTGTTTTATTAATTTAAGTTCTTTTTCTCTATATATATTAATTAATTCTTCTATCTCTCCTAATAAAGCTCCAATTCTATCGTTATCACCATTGCTACCTTTAGGCATATCATTTATAATCATTGATTTAATACTTGTTTTCTTTTCTTCAAGATACATAAGCTTATCTTTTATTATTTCTATTTCTCTTTTATTTTCTATATAACTCTTTAGTTCTTCTTTAGTCATAATAACCCACCCCTCAATTATTCTTATTCTTTTACCCTTCTTATTATTCTTTTTATCTCACGATTATCTTCTACTAATAAATCTGTATCAGTAGTCATTTTAATATAGTTACTTAGTTTTTCAACTCTTCCACTTTCTATGCATAGTAAAACATTTAATTTGCATACATTTTCTTCATGCCTATTTATAACTTCTTCAAGCATATTTATTCTTTTCTTTAGTTCTTCATTTTCTACACTTAATTCTTTACTTGCCTTTTGTAGATACATAATATTCGCTTCTTTTTCAAATAGATCTTCTAATAAACACTTTTTATCTATTTCTAAATCTTCTATATTACTTTTTAATTTATTTATATAATCTCTATCATTTAGCATGAATATTCCCCCTTTCTAGCTCTTTTAAATTGTTCTTGATATATTAACTTATCAACTAATTGTGAAAGCTTTAGAGTGTCGTCAGTTAATCCATATCTCATATATAAACTACTCAATATATCTTTAAGTTCCTCTAACATATATCCACCTACTTTTCCTATTTACAAACATACTATTTATATATCTAAATACTCTTTAATTACGTCTATAGCTTCTATACTGCTATAGCATACTTTTACTTCATATCCTAATTTTAATAACCTCATAATCCATTTATTTTGATTTTGAGTGCATTTATTGTTACCCCATTTCATCTCAATAAATAATCCATGTTTATTTTTTCTTGGTATAGGAAGAAAAAGATCTGGTACACCACTTTTTACTCCTTGCTTTTTCAAATTAGCAGCTTCTATTTTATTCCTATATCCTCCATTTGGGCAATGATATATCATACTTAGTTCTGGATATTTATTTTTTTGCATCTCACACCAAGTAATCACCATTGCTTGTTCCTGTGCTTCTCTGCTTTTCATTTTTTAATATCTCCCTTATCTTATCTTGGTTAGATGTATCAAATAATCTTATAGCCATATTCTTTGCAGCTTTTGCACTACACCCAACTTTTTCTGCTATTTCTTCAAAGCTTCTTGATTTAAGTATCATATCTTTTAATATTTCTTTCTTTTCATCATTCCATCTTATAGGTTCTGCTTTTACTGGTCTTTGTCTAATATTCAATATTGCTATTCTTCTTTCAACTGCAAATTCAGTTCTAGACATTCTATTAGCTATTTCTGTTATAGTATATTGATATTGATCTAGTAAGAATATTAAATATCTATCATCTTCCTTTGTCCATGCAGATCTTACTTTCCTATGTCCTCTCAAAATATCAGCTTCTCTTTTGCTTTGCACCCAATGTGGTTCTTTACCTAAAGAGTTTGGTATAAATTTTGCAAAACTAAATACTTCTTGATTATTAAATGCCCATTTCCAAAACTCTTGAATATTTACTATTTTTATAGCTCTTTTTTCAACTCTTTTTCTTCTAACTGGAAAGTTATGATCCTCAATCCATTTGTTATTATATCCTTTACCATAGTAGCCTAACGTCTGCAATAACGTATTGAATGTAACATAATCTCCATTAAGTAAAAAACCTCCTAGTTGCATTTTAACTGCTTTTGTTCTAACAGCTTTAGGAGTTCTATTAAGTCTTTCTGCTATTGTACCAATTGATAGTTCTCCCCACTTTTCATCTAAGAACATCTCTTCTTGTTCAGTTCATGCTCTATTTTGTCCCATTTATCTCACTCCCCTACTTTCTAATTATTCTTATTTTTTGTTATTCTATTAGCCTTTTTCTTAAATTCTTCGTATTTTTCTTTTGATATTTCTTTCATAGGCTTCCCCTTTTCAAATTCATGGTAGAATCTATTTAATTCTACTTTTTCATCATCTGGAGTTATTAAATATAAGATTGCTTCAGTATCGAAATCGCCATTAGCGGAATCACTAAGAAAATCTTCAGTATATACTCTGTATCTCTTTGTTGATGGATAATATGGTAATGTTATAGGATATAGTTCATTTACAATTCTAGATATTGTTCCAGATGTGTACGTCCAGTTCGGATTGTTAATATTTATACCTATGACTCTATCTACATCCGCATACTCAACTCGTCCGTCTTTATAAACGTATTTAAATAGTGATGACATTCTATTACATTGATAGCTAACACAGTCATCGTCAGATATGTCTGTAATATCGTCCCATACATCAGGGGTATCATAAATTGGAGTAAGGGTTCTATGTTCTAATAGTCTCATTAATATCCCTTTTGTGAAACCTATACTCATACCGCTATGTCCATCTTCCATTAAACTGTTATAAGCTTTTAATGCGCTTTCATAACAAGCACACCCATAATCCCATTCTCCCTCTGGAGTTTTATTACCTTTTCTTTCTCTTTCACAAGCCAATCTAACTTCTCTTTCAGCCCAATTTTCCATCATACTCATAATTTTATTTCCTCCTATATTTTCTCCGCAAAGTTTACATACCACTATTTTCTGATTATTCTTATCTTTTGTCTCAATCCTCCTTCCCCGTCCCTAAGATTAAGATAACCATATCTATCACATACCGTTGACTGTCTTGGATCTATAGTAATTTCTTTTACTCCTTCGTTCTTAAACCTTAATAATTCTGTAAGTAAATCATCTATTCTCATAATTTCCCTCCTTATCAAAAGAATATATAACTACTTCATCTTTTGCCCTACCAGATATACAATTCCCACATTTGCACTGAGATGCTATACCGATACCTTTAACTTTTAAATAAAACATTGTGCCTCCCACATTTATCGCAACAATTTTCTTTTGCTCCGACTATCTTTTTCATTATCCCATCTCCCTATTTTATTTTCTTAATTATCAAACCTTTATATTTGATTTTGTCCGAATTATGATAGTGAAAGCATTGCTTAACACTCTTATAATTTAAGTCATACTCTTCACATGCTTTTTTAAGAGATTCAAAGTCTTCTTCTGTGCCTGCATACTTATTTATAATTTTTACTGGGATTCCATCTCTTTTTCTTTTATGTAACTGTAGATTTAAATTAAATTCCTCTAGCCATTTTTCATGATCCATTTGTGTACCGCATCCTAATTCTCTTAAATAATCTATCTGATCCATTCTTGCTTTTGCTTCTTCTTCATCATATAGTCCACTAAGGAAATATCTCATATCTTTTCTTTGCATTGGATCTAATATTGCTGCTGCTAGTGCTAAGTAATTTAAAAATGTAACGTCTTCTGTTAGTGTTGGGTCTAAATAGTCACGATTTGTTTTAGATGTGCTATATGATTTGTGTACCATTTAAAATTCCCCCCTTTATCAGGATATTAATCTCCTTATATTCCAGGAATTTAATCCTGGAATATTTATTTATTAAATTTTCTTTTTTGACTTTCCTTAATTATCTGTTTCAGTTCTTCTGGCGTATAATTTTTATAACTCTGATTTATATTGTGAAATTGAGTCTTTTTTACATTACCATAGATATTATCGGAATTATTATTATCATCTTTGGTTATAATACTATTAACTGAATTATTATTTTTAGCTTTTAATGGAAATACTCCAGACCAACAGTTTATTATTGATTGTTCAAGTATTTCTATTTTTTCTTTATCATTATAAGATAAAGTATCTAGTTTACTAAGTATCCCTTTTAATGCTCTATCTGTTAATGGTTTTTTGATTGATTTTCTCATTTTCATAAAATCTACTAGTGTATTAACTAAATCATTATTAGTTGTATATTCTTTTATAATCTTATCTAAAGTTGTCTCTTTTTCTTTTTTATTATTATTATTGTTTATATTATTATTGTTTATATTATTATTGTTTATATTAGATGCTAAGTTACCGGGTATGGTAACATCGGCACTGGTACTTTCCGATACGGTAAATTTAGGACACGGTATTAACTTATATACATTGTGTGAAAATCTCCCGTTTTCTTTCTTTTGTTCTATTTCTAGATATCCATTTTCTTTTAATTCTTTGATGTATTTTCCAGCTGTATCTTTTGATATTCCTAATTGATAAGATATTGTCCTTAGGCTTGGAAATGCTTCATTACCATTACCTGCATAAGTTACTAAATATGCAAATATTCCTTTTGCTTGTAAACTTAAATTAGGATCTATCATTACTCTTTTAGGCAATATACCAAATCCGCTATCATAAATCAGTTTGTCCATATTTTATCACCTCATTTTCTTTTGTCAGTAGAGAAGGAAATTAATCCTTCCCTACATAGCTTCATAGCCATTACACATAATGTCATATTCTTCTTTTGTCATATTAACTACGTCTTTTGTAAATTTTTTAAATACATGATGTTTTACTGTCTCTTTGTCATATCCCTTTGAATATGCTATTGCATATAATCTTGATATTTGCTTATCTGTTAATTTCCCATTACTCCATCTATCAGATATATCTAATTGAGTAGGCTTATCCTTATCATGTTTATTTGTAGCATCACTATCTTTTGTATCATCTATTGCAAATAATCCATTCAAAGCATATTTTCTAGCATATGAACTGACTGATCCTGTAACTTGTGCTAAATCTTGTCCTTTTTTAGTTTCGTCTTCTCGAGCATATGAATAATTTTCTATACTTAATCCATCTTCAATGTCTATAATTTTAGCTGTGGCTTTTAAGTAATATCTATCGCCTATTAAAACTATTTCATCTGATAAAATTACTGTTAATTTATATTTGTTAAGTAAAGGTTTTAAACTTTCTAATATATCTTCACAACTTCTGTAATTATATTTTCCAAAAGCATTGAATTGTGATTTTGGTGATTTAAGTTCACATTGGATATTAAGCAATTTTTTATAAATTGCGTCTTCTAAGTTCCTAAATCTATAAGTTTTTCCTTTGTAGTGGAATGTATATTTTTTCTTTAATCCATAGGTACATTTATCTTTATATATACCTATTACTCCTGTATCTGGATTAACTTTTCTAGTTGTATTTTGAACATTTCTTTGTCTGTCAACTTCTCTTAGATTTTCAATTCTGTTATCTGTTCTTTTTCTGTTTATATGATCTATTTCTAAATCTGGGAATTTGCCAAATATGCATATACTAATCTGTGTGCCTTATATTGTTTTCCTTTTATTTTAATAATTAAATATCCGTCTTTATCTAAGCTACCATTTGAATTTTTTCTATCTGTTCTTGTAAAAGTTCCATCTTGGTTATAAATGAAGTATTTTTTTATATACTCTATAACCTCTGTATCACTCATTCGTAACCATCCTCTCTTGTTTGATATAATCTTTGTAGGCACTTATATAGGCTCTATCATAATCTGATAAAGGTTCATTTTCTTTTGAGTACTGTTCTATGTACTCATCTAGTTCTTTAACTGGTCTATGGCTTTCTAGTAATTCCTTGGCTGCATCTTTATATCCCCATGCTGCTTCAGCATCGATATCATATGAATTAGTGAATTGTGCATATAAAAGCCTTGATTCGAAAGTTGGTACTTCTGAGAAGTAGCTGTCTCGTATTCTCATTTACAAAACACCTCTTTTATGATAAAATAGTTTAATAAAATATTTTTTTAATTACTTAACTTTTTCTAATTGGTCCTACTGCAATAGGGCCTTTTTATATTTGTGCTTCTGATCTATTTTGTCTGTAATCTTCATCTGCTTCTGCATCGTATTCAACCTCTTCTAAACACATTAAATCGATTTCTGTTAATATCTCTTCTAATTCTTTTATAAATGTTAGAGTTGCTATTTCTTGTGTTCTCCAATACTCATTATTCCTTGCTTCAAATTTATCAAAAGTATTAAATACATCTTGATATTCTTTTTTCTTTAATCCTGCATATTTTGCAAAAGCCTTTTTTCTTTTAATTAAATCAACTAAATCATTTCTTGTTTCTGTTGTTATCCAATTCATTTAGTTACCTCCTTTAATTCTTGTAATTTCGTTTATTTGATTCTTTAACATCTATTACTGTTGTATTTAATAAAGTTGCTCCTACTTCACCAAATTTTGTTACGTTAATATCATAACTATCCATTATTTCAAATACATCAAACTGTCCATTAGAATTATCTATATCTTTTATAACATCTTTTATATCAACATCTTCTGGCACTTCTAAAGTATAAGTTTCATACATTTCAATTTTTTCACAAACTTCTATAGTGTATTTTTTCATTTCATATTACCCCCTATATATTTAATAATTTAACTATATCTTTTAAATCTTCTATTTCATCCTCTAACCCTTTTATTCTTGCTCTATAGTAAACTTGATCTAACTTTTCAGAAGTTATAGGTTTATCTTTATTTCTCTTTTGTGCTATCTTATAGACCTTTAAAGATGCTTCACATTCCCCTATTATGTTGTTAATTAGTTTTAAAACATTTTCTTTATTCATTTACTTACCCCCTATCTTTTAGTTAATGAAATACATCCTGCTGTTGTTGTTGCTAATATTGCTGCACTCACTGGTAAACTAAAACCTGCTATCGCTAACATTCCAGCAACTCCTAAAATAGTTGTTGCATTTGCTATTAAAGTATTTTTATTCATTTATTTATCCCCCTTATTTATCATCTAAGTTATAAATTTTCTTTTCAATTTGCTTAATGATTTCTTCTAATTTAATGTTCTTTTCTCTTTCAGCTGCTGAGATTTGTTGCCAATATTTAATTTGAGATTGTAAATGTTCAATATAACCTTTCATTTTAAATCCCCCTTTATTTTACTTTCTCTAATTCTAAGGAGTATTTAGTAAATGCATATTCTTGCCACTCATATATTTTCTGTAATCTTTCCTCTGAATAGAAGTCTTGTTGTTTGTACCATTCTTCCATGTCTTTATCATGTTTGCTAGAATTATATGGTTTATACATTGGAACTAAATTCCATATTTCATGTTTTCCGCCGTTATTTAATGGTATTATATGATCTAAACTTCTTGTGTCTTTGGATAATACTTGTCCGCTATATGCACATTTCCAATTAAAGAATTTCATACATTCTAGCCATTGTTCTTTTGTTATTCCGTTACCTTGATTTTGTTCTTTGGTTCTTCTTCTACATCTGCCATTAAATGCTGACGTTTGTCCTTGAGGTGTAGCACGATACTGTTTCTGTTGTTCCAGTATCTTATCTTTGTTATCCTTATACCACTGTTTCTTATATTCTGCTATCTTATCTTTATTATCCTTATACCACTGTTTCTTTTGTTCTGCTATCTTATCTTTGTTATCATTGTGATACTGTTTTCCATATTCTGCTCTGCATTTCTTACATGTACTGCTTAATCCATATTTACCACTTTTCTTTTTATGAAAGTATTCTGTTGTTGCTGGCAATGTTTCACCACATTTAGTACAAGTTTTAAAATGCATTTCATTTGATTCTAGTATCTTATAACTCATGTATAAATCACTCATTTATTACTCCCCCCTTATAATAAATCTTTAAATTTATCTTTCCAATCAAGAAATGCTGCTACAGTGTTTTCATATCCAAAGAACTTCACTAAATAGTAATAGGCCTGTATAGCTTGTCTATTTTCTTCCATGTATTATTCACCTCCTTAAATTTCTCTTGAGAATTTATCTTTTGTTTATTTCGATGAACTCTTTAACTGTAAGGTTTGGTAATAATCTAGATAATATTTGTAGTTCCTTTAGAGATATTTTTATTTTCATCTTTTGTTACCCCCTTCTTATATTCATATAAAACTAAGTTGTAACAAGCATCTGCTATGTTTTTAAATACTTTGTCCTGTTCCTCTTTAGTGTTATTAGCAAAAGCAATGCGAACTTTTGCTAGATCACTTTCGTAGTATCTATCCTCCAACATTATTTATCACCCCTAAAAATTTATGAAAAAGTAAATTTGTCCTATGTGTCTAAAAAGTGTCTATTAATAATTAGACAATTTGTCTAAACTATCATTAAAAAAAATGTCATCTATATCTGCTTCTGGATATGCTTTTTTAAATTTTTTAAGGAATTTATAGTTAGGTTTTCTTTGACATGATTCAATTTTATAGTAGGAATCATATCCCATGCCTAGTTCCTTAGCAAATTCAACTATACTTTTATTTTGGTTATGTCTAAATGCTATTAATTTATCTGTCATTGTTATTCACCTTCTCTCTTTTGTACAAGTTATTTAATTTATACTTAGAGTATATTATCCATTATGTATAATGTCAAGCTGTTTTATACATTTTGTATAAATATATTTTAAATTATACACTTTGTGTTATAATCGTGTATATATGAGCATTTTTATTAATTGGTGAGGAGGATTTATGAGTACTGGAGATAAAATTTTAAAATTAATGGATGATAAAAAAGTATCTAGATTAGAATTATCAAATACTCTTAATATCAACTATCAGACACTATGCAAATATCTTCAAAATAAGAGATCAATACCGGGAGATATCTTAGTAAATATAGCTAATTACTTTGATGTCACTTTAGATTATTTATTAGACAGAGATGGATTGTCCTTGATGGAAAGCATAGATTACAATCATATAGAATTAGCCAACGAG